CAGTACCTTTGCCGACACCTATACAAAGGGTGGCATACTGTATGCTGGCACAGCCAATACGGTTACGGCACTGGCACATCCGGGGGATGCCAATTATATCTTAACAACTAACGCAGCCGATACGCTCGCATGGGCCAACACACATAGTCATTCTGCCAGTGCGGCACAATTCTATGATGCCACGGCCCCTACTAAGTTAGTCAAAATTGACCCTGTAGGCAATACGGCAGGTGCGACAACGACATTGGCTTTTGCAAATACAGCAGATGCGACTATTACGTTTCCCGCAGCAGCAGGAACACTACAAACTGTTAAGAATGAAAAACTTGCTACCTTTGCATGGGACGGTGGAGGTTCGGCAGTAGCAACGGCAAGTTCAAAACGCTGTACCCTCTTTCCTTTCGATGCCACAATAGTCGGGGCCTATGCAATGGCTGACGCTTCAACCACGACCCACTGGCACGTTTATCAGGATGCTTTTGCAGCAGGGGCAAGGTCAACAACCGTTACAGGTGCAGTTGATATAGGAGCAACACTTGGATCGTTAGATACCACTCTTACAAGTTGGGATAAATCAATCACAGCAGCCGATGAAATCTGCATATCGGTAGAGGCAAACGATAACGCTAAATGGCTGAATGTCATAGTCTATGGGACAAGGTAGAGGTGACGATATGAAAAGACTACTCTTAATTATATTGATTTGCTTGCTTCCCATGGGGGCGTGGTCGACAGACTATTACGGAGGGGCTGCGGGAAAGAACTTAAACGCCAATGATTTATGGTTTATACAATCTGAAATTACAGGTTCATGTGCCGCCACTGGAACTCCGGTTGCTTCATCGACTGTACTTCAAGCTGGTAATACACTATACGCCAATGGATGCACGATTGCCATTACAGATAGCTTCACGGCAACAAAGATCAGCACGGAAGATGGGGACGGGGCAGGGGCGGCGGTTGGTGGCGGTGGATTTACCATAGCCACCGACACAGTTACGGGAAAAACAATCACCGCTAATATTGCTGGTGGCACAAGCACAGCCCTGACGATGTCCGGTGCAGGGACTCTCACCATAACGGGAAACATCACGGCATCATCGACAACCCTTAGCAGTCATGGGCTTGTATGTTCTGGAAATGCATACACCCTGACCGTCAATGGAAATGTTACGGGAGGCGGGGGAACTACCAACTCAATCGGAATAAGCACTACGGGTTACGGAGCCTCTACCGTCAACGGAAACGTGACGGCAGGAAGTAGCCAAAATTATTCTGCACCGGGAATTTACCACAATAACTATGAGGGATATGAAGTAACCATAACGGGAAACATCATCAACACAAGACAAAACTCTGCCTGCTACGGTGCTTGCTTATGGGCACCGTCCAGCGCACAGAAATATGTCCGATATGTTACTACGGGCGGGAGTAACACGCTCAGTTCCGGTGCGGGAATCGGAAGTGATGCTAGCGGGACGCAGGTCACGGGAGCGAACACCGCAGCGCAAGTCGCAGAGGACTCCTACTTCATCAAGAAAGATGATGGCGTTTATACGGAAGGAACGAAGGCGGCAGGTGGTGGTGGAGGCGCATGGGGATTCTAGTCCGCATATTTATCATCCTTCTTCTTGCTTCTTCGGCTGACGCGACTACCTACGTCATTCGTCAGGACGGGTCGGCTGCGTCATGCCCATGCGATCCATCGGCAGCAGGGACATCCCTGTCTCCTGCTAAGTTTAAGACCGATTACTATGCAGGTCTTACGGCAAACGATACAGTTTACTTTTCCTCTAATGGTGGAACTATTGTTGTCGATTTCAATCTAGGCGGGAAGACAGGAACAAGTGGATCGCCGATAACTTTTGCTCCTTATCCGGGAGATACATCGGTGGTTATAGATGCAGATGATCAATTCGTGTTTTGGACATGGGACACGATAGCCACATACATCACGATCTCAGGCCCGATGCAGTTTGCCACCACGAACCATTCGTCAATCTTTGCGAATGCTGGCCTAAGTAATTCTGATATATCGGGGATTACGACCCCAGTCAGGATGGTTATATCTGGTGGTTCTGGAAATAAGATACATAACAACACAATCACTGCTGGGCAGATTTCCATTTCTGGCACGGTTTCACTTCAGGCCAACAACAACGAAATCTATGGGAACACAATAAGTAACACGAGTGCGACAGGAATATACCTTAATACAAACTATGGCGGGTTAACGTCAGCGGCCTACTTAAACGACAATTCTATTCACGACAACATCGTCCACGATACCGGAACGGGCATATACATTATTGGGGCAACTGGGACGTTAGTCTACAACAACACCGTCTACGACAACACCAATGCGGGTGGGGAGCAATACGGGATTGCCTTATCTGTAGCGCCGAACTCAATAGTATATGGCAACACGGCTTACGGAAACGGCACGGATGGAATCTGCAATTGGGGTTCCGGCGTGGCAATGGACTCCGGTTATTATGGAGACAGTAACGGGGTCAAGATTTACAACAATTTTGTCTATGGCAATACACGGTCGGGGATACAGGCAAATACTCCTGCGAGTGGAACGACTATTTATAACAATTTATCATATAACAATGGTGATGGTATCCAGCTTGGAGATAATGCCACTATCAATGTTTACAACAATACCATCGTGGGAAATGCCAATGGAATCACCATCAAGGCCCGATATAACGGGGAATACCCTACGGGGGCTTATGATTACAGTTGTGCAACAGAATTTACTACGGGCGATAATATTACCTTAAAGAATAACCTGCTTCTCAACAACACAATAGGAATCCATACTTCCGACATAACCGACTGTGCTAATATTGCAGCGCATACAAACAATCTATATTTTCAGGCTGAAGGCAATGCCATTGATTATAATACCTCTACCTATACGACAGCCAATGCTAAAACATGGGAAGCCTCGGCACAGAACACAGACCCTACCCTTGCCGGTGCTGGAACTTATGCGACAGTCGCAGACTTCAAACTCTTGGTAGGTTCTCCCGCAATCAACGCAGGGGTCGATGTCGGCCTTACCCGTGATTACGATGGACATTATCTCATTGGCAATCCTGATATTGGAGCATATGAGTATGGTACTACAGACTATGCCCCACACAAAATAACCGGTGGAGCAGCGCATAGAACCTCAGCAGGGAGTACAGCGACATGGCAATAGGGAGAGTTATGAGAAAGATACTATTAATTATATTTATAATCTGTTTATGTTCAAGTGCTTTTGCGGCAGACCAAACCCTCTATGTACGTGATGGTGCGGCAGGTACAGGAACAGGAGCAGATTGGACAAATGCTTGTGACGAACTATCCGACTGTGAGGCAAAAATAGATCGGGCTACTTACGATAATGTCTATATTTATGTAGCCGACGGTTCCTATACGGGGGTTACGATTGACGCAGCAGTACACGGCACAGATATGATCTACATAAAAAAAGCTGTTGTTGCAGAAGGAGGCCACGGTTCCGCTACGGGATGGGATAATGGATACGGCGACGGTCAGGCTACTTTTCAATGGGATTCCGGTACAACGGCTGAAAAGAAAAACACTATTATAATATCCACTTCGTATGTCACTTTTGACGGTGTTTCAGGTACAGGAACAGACTATGGATTTATTGTAAAACCTCCCCTTGACTTTGGGGATAATTCATATAGTAGCGGGGATATAGCGGGGATATATGCTTATGCACTGGCAGGCCAGAGCAATGTAACCGTAACCCACGTATTCGTAGATGGGCCGGGAGAAGTGACACCGGATTGTTTAGACTGGCAATCTGAAAGCGGTCTTAATTTTTATTGTGCTTCGTATGGTCTGAGACAAAAAGCAAATTCTGCAACACGTTCAAGCAACATCCATTTTGTAGATAACTATGTCGAAGGCTGGACAAATAATATTGTCTTTTATGGGGCTACTGATTCTGAAATTAAAGGGAACTACGCAACCGCCAACACCAATGGAACCTACATCCACGGCCAGAACATAGACGTACAGGTGACAGACGACGTATCTATTTATAATAATATTGTCCACGACTCTCAGGTGTTTGCAATCTCTTTTCATGGCAATGCAACCGAGATTGCATCTCGTGGATATAGCACATTAAGAACTAAGGTTTTCAACAACATCGTCGATGGCATGACAGGCGCAACACTGAGTATGTGCATTGGCTCTGGTTCATACGAAACGAACAGTGTCAGGAACGCAGAGGTGCATCATAATACGTTTGTCAATGTAAATTGCGGGACATATGGACTATTCCATTTAACCGCCACAAGTGATGCGAGTTCTTATCACTCCAATTTTTATAACAACCTTATGTACGCTGTCGCAAATCCAATAATAGACGCAGACACGGAGAACGGTATTGTCCACGATTACAATGCCTGTTTAGCGTGTACTGGAACCAACAGTATAACCGGAGAAGATCACGACCAATCTGATGCTTCGGCAGCAGACCCATTCACGAATTTAGCTGGTGGAGATTATACGATTAACGCCACTGTGGATGCTGCCAATGCTGCCCATGTGATTAATACCGGGTACAATTTAGAGGCCACTTACGACACTGACAAGGCAGGAAATCCAAGGGATGCTACTCCAACAATAGGTGCGTATGAATATGCGTACAATCCATCATACCCGCCTCATAGAATAACAGGTTCAACAGTTCGGACCTCGGCTGGTTCAACGGCAATCTGGCAATAAGGAGGACTCATTGACACCAACTCATACTAATTGCGATCCCACTGATTTCATGCTGAAAGATGACTGTGAACGTGTCCACGCTGAACAACGTATACTGACTGGTGGCTTTATGAGTGATTCAAAAGAAGACAGGAACAAATTATGGGATAGCCATGAACGATTGAACGATAATATTAATGAACTTATTAAAACTATTAGCGCACGAACTATCCAGATGTTGATTGCTATGGTAATTGGGCTGGTTGTGTTTATCGTGACAAACCTGATGTTTAAACAACCAGTACCTCTCAAATTGTACGACGATATAGCTGCGCTCAATCGCAACATGGCTATCATTATTCAGGAGCAGACATCGTTTGAGGACAAATACAACCAGCTCAGTGGTGACAACAATAAAATACTCAAACGGCTGGAACTTAATGGCAAGGGTAATAAGTGATGGGGTTAAACGTGCATGGATTACCATCTGTTGTAAGTGCAAGGCACGCTATTACTATGCTGGCAAATGGCATGACTATAGCGAAGAGGTAGCAATGCGACTCAATAGGGAACCGATAACCTTAGATAATTGCGAGTGTGACAAATGCGACAGGAACACAACGAAGGAAACGAAGTAAGGGATATATCGGAAGAAGGTGATTTTGACGAGAACGAAGGCTATGGGAATATGCTTGATGAAGACGGTGGAGATGGGCTTATTGGAAACGGGAGGTTATTATAAATGTCAAGCCGTAAGATAGACGACCTTGTACCCGCTCTCGTTGCCTTATATTATAAGTTTGCCGACGAGTGTGACCGGCAAGGATTACAGTTCATCGTGACTTGTACAAAGCGGTTGAGAGCAGAACAGAAGGCACTGGTAGCGTCAGGAGCATCTAAGACTATGAACAGTAAGCATCTCACTGGAAAAGCGTTTGACATAGCTGTAATGAAGAATGGCAAGGTATCGTGGGTATTCGACGACTATAAACCATATGGAAAAATAGGCGAAGATTTAGGATTAGAGTGGGGCGGTTCGTGGAAGTTTAGAGATGGACCCCACTTCCAATTAAAGGAGGTCACATGAAACCACAACCAACACAGCAACCATGCAAAACTTGTAAATATTTCCATGAAGGGTTTTGCACACAGTTGGATGATGATGTCGAACCATTTTGGACGGGCTGTGTAATGCACAAGCCAAAGGAGGTAAAATGAATCATTTGCTTAAACTAACACTTTTCGTTGTTCTGTGCGTGTTTGCGGTACAGGCTTTAGCTGATATTTACGTTATTGAATACGAATCATATAAATGGAATCCGTGTTCTGGCAATGCGTGTCTTGCAATTATGTGTCCTCCCGATGGGTGCCATGCAGACGGGAAATACATTGTCTGCAAGGATGAATTGTGTGTAACAAACATTCTTGATAAGAACGGCGAAGAACATTTATCTGGCATCTGGCGAATAGACTATAGGAACAAGACATCTGAAAAGTTGAAGTATCAAAAGAAGTACAAGTTAGAATCTTCTCTGAGTTCAGAAACACAGTACGGTAACTCGAAGACACTCAGTATAATTACAAACGGAACCGAGTATTTGTTGATGGATAAAAATGGAGTTCTTAAATAACGTGGGAGGGAAAATGATTGAGATATTAAAATACTTACCCAAAATCCTATTTGCATTTCAGGATGTGTCAAAACAATACAAGGAAGAAACCGGAGAAGGTAGGCCGTGGTATCTATCTCGGACATTCATCTTTTCGGCCCTATGCTTCATTGGTACCATTGTTACAGTTGTAACGGGTGTTACATTTGACGAAGCACAGATAAAGGCTCTTGCTGACAATGCCCCTACGCTTATCTCTGCCATCATAGCCATAGTAGGGGCTATAATGAGTTTCGTTGCACAGGCAAAGAGACAACCTACTGATACAAAAAAGGATACACCGAGTTAATGGACACGAAAGAGATAGTAAAGAAGATACCGTTAAAAGTGAAGAAGACATGGGTATGCAATCCAGAGGACATCATTATCAAGATATTCAAAAAACTATTCAGGAGGTAGATTATGTGGTTCAAGATTAAATTAATACTCGGAGACATTTGGGATTTTATTCAACCTTTCGTGATTCAATTACTTACGACTGCTGGAAGGCTCACGGCTACGATTGCCACTCAGGTCGTTTTACAGGCGGCCATTGACGCTAAAGCGGGTACGATAACCAAAGATGGTATCCGTGACTATGCAAGAGATTTGGCTATCGAGAAACTCAAGGCTGAAGGTATTCAAGTTGGTGTTGATATTGCAACATCATTCCTTAACACCTGTCTTGAAACAGCATTACAGAAGTTGAAGGCAGACGGGCAAGTTGAATAAGAGTAGACCCCCCTCACGTATCAGGTTGGCTCGGACCGATAAACCGAAAACCAATGATGCACAATCAGGGGGGTCTTTTACACCATTGACTTGTGATAACTGCCCACCTTCGTGGAAAGTGTTATTAGAAATCTTTGGTTATAATCCTTGTAAGGAATGTGAAAAGATGGGATGGCCGGGGCCAAAAAAAGGGGGGAAATGAAGCCTACTTATCTCTTTCCCCTCCTCGATCACCCTCACCTATGCCCCTCGAACTTGTCACACCAATGAGGTTCTATATATTCAGACCTTTTAAGCTTCCTAATAAACATTAAACAAGTCTCTTTGCCTTCTTTATACTCAGGTTTATAACGACACCTACCGTTTTGCTGTTTATGCTCACAATTCTTTATACGGCAAGGATGATAGGCTCCACCACGAGGACCGTTCATCTTTGCCACAATCGGTATTACATCTTCTGCCTTGTACGGCTCCATCGTCACTCCTTTCCTTTTCCTTTCTAACGCCCCATCCGAGCCTTGACTATCAACAAGGAGGGCCTTTTCAAATACCGCACGGCTACTCATAGAAATCATTATAGCACAAAAAAAGAAAAATAATTAAAAAAATAGCTTGCATTTCATTTATTTTGTGTTATGATTGTATTATGGATGATGTAAGTTACAATATGATATTCACCGTATCAATTCACCAAACAAAAAATTTATGGCAGGCAGGGCGAGGATTTGTGTCATTCGTGACTCACATCATCCAGACTCGCCTTGTTCTGCCATTAAGGAGTTTTAATGTTAGGAAGACCGTTCAAGGGTGATAAAATTTGTTCCATAGATGGCTGTGGAAGACCTCATGTCGCAAGAGGATACTGTTTTAAACACTATACACAAGCCAAAAAACGGGGAGACTTTACAGCAAACAAAACTGGTCAATATGTTCGTTGTACTGTTGATGGCTGTGAACTACCACACTATGGTAGGTCTTATTGTAGAAAACATTATGTAAAATATATTACATACTCGCATCGGAGACATTTAGAACACCCTTGCTTGGCGACAGAATGTAATAAAAAAACAGATGGTATATTTTGTTTACCACATCAAAAACAATATAATAATCCTAAAACTACGATCAGGGGGGAACTAAACCCAAGATGGAGAGGGGGAACTTCATATTATCCTCAACACTATACCATGAAACTTCTGAGAAAAGAATTAATTTTAGAACGTGGTAAACAGTGCGAGCATTGTGGAAAAGAAGGTTTGGTTCATCTTCATCATCTGGATAAAAGTAGAGATCACCATATCAAGTCAAACTGTATTCTGCTGTGTGTGCCTTGTCATTTGGGAATATACCATAAAGGGCATAAAGGAAGAGGTAAGAGCGTTAGACACGGACATGGACAACAACAATTTAATATAAACGAAATATCTAAAATGGTAGGTGTTTCGTATAAGACTGCTTCCAAATATTTTTCTGATCCTTCGTCGCTTTCTGAAGTAAATTACAACAAGATTGATTCTTTAATGAAAGGTAATAACGCCTATCTGCACAACAACGACTATAAAAGGCCGTATAGGGGTGAATCATGAAATACTTATTCATCGGGTTTTTTATTGCCGGCCTTATTGCAATCATGCTGTTGGCTTTCGAGGACAGGCCGAAACTGAAATGTATTGAAACAAATCGAGGCACTACCCTGATTTGCACACATTTTGATGGTACCAAAACCGTGTGGAGGGAGGATAGATGAGGATAATTAAATTCAGAGCATGGATACCGCAACTCAGAAAGATGGACAACGTAACAAGCCTTGATTGGATTGCATACGATGAAACAGAAGGCAAGGTTGACGTTGATATTTGTACGGACTCTGCAAGGGTGTGTGATGACGATATGGTTCTTATGCAGTACACCGGCCTCAAGGATAAGAACGGGAAAGAGATTTATGAGGGGGACATTGTTTCATTAATCAATCATGACAGGGGTAGCACTCGGTGTGGAGAATCAACAAAACATACCGTTTCGTTTCAGAACGGTTCTTTTGTGATTGATTGGAAAACAATAACGGGTATTGCTTTTGAGAATATAGGATACCATGAACAAAATAGCCATGAAGTTATCGGCAATGTATTCGAAAATAAGGAGCTTTTACATGATAGTGAATAAACAAAAATTAATAGAATTTAATAGCCCCGTTGAAGTTATTTTCGATAAAGACGATCTTCGGGAAGCAATACTTTGGTATAGTCCCAAGCCCGTAGCGAGATTAAAACATGTTTTTTTGCACGGGCGGTATTATGCCGTTTCAATATATGACGAGAAAATACATGTTCATCGTCTTTTAATGATGTATTGGTTAAAAAGGGATTTGGAACGAGATGAATATGTGCATCATGTGAACGGGAATAGGTTTAATAATTTAAAAGAAAATCTTGCAATAATAACCGCTTCAGAACATCAGAGCGCAATCAACAAAGGTAAAAAACAAACCAGTATTCATGTGGCAAAGCGGATAAATTCAACATCAATAACTCGTTATGGTCATCCAGTATACGAAAACCCTTAATTACTGGACGGTGTTAAATGAGACTATTTTTGTCCGATTTACAAATGTATCTCAAGGTTGCGGCAATTATCATCGCCCTAATCCTACTGTTCTGCATTGCGGCTTCTATCGCTTCCCCTGTGTTCCAAGCCTTCGATACCATCACTGGCTATGCGGATGCGGAATAGCACCATGCCAATGCTCTTCTGGGCCATCATCTTCAGCGTGCCATTGTGGGTAGCAATAATACTAATACTTTGGAGGATATTTTGAAAAAACATATCATTGTTGAGAAGTGTGGGCAATGTCCATACATGCGGCAAGGTTGGGTGACTGTATGTAGCAAAAGCCCTAAATATTTTTCCTATGCGGTTGACCCTGAAACCATTGACCCCCATTGTCCGCTGGACGACTTTACCGATAAAGACCCATCAAATTTATAGGAGGTGGCTGGATGGCTGGCCGGGCTACTGGTGGCATATAAGTATACTCCCCAACACCCCTCTCCCATAACCCACGCTTAGCGATAGGCGTGGGTATCTTATTCACCGACCTTTGTCATACTCCCCCACACCTTCCCCACTTTCATCCCCACCTTCACCGGAACTGTCAACCACGGCACGCTATTCTCCATCTCATAACGAATAACAGGTACTACGTCATCAATCATGTCGTCACGGCACTCGATCAGGTAGTCATCATGAAGCTGTATGAGAGGGTACGCGATACCCTTCTCCATCCACTCGCGTCCACTCTTCACCCACACGTTTCTCATAACCGTCTTGATTATCCCCTGAGCCCCAGCCTGTATTTGCTGATTACAAGCTATCCTAACGCCTTCTTCTCGTGTCCGTTCATTACTGCTATAGAATTGTGGCAGCACCTCACGTCGACCAAACATATCTACAATAAACCCTTGTGTAAACGCCAACCTTCCTACCCCATCCAAATACTTACGTACCCCCGGGTACGCACCGAACCACGAATCAATCATATCTTGGCAACGATCCACCGTCCACTCATACCCGGCACCCGCACTAATCAGTTCACGACTCAGGGCTGCGGCAGTGCCCAGATTGCAGATAAGGAAGTTGCATGTCTTAGATGGCAACCGATGACGATAGTCGTCGATGAGTGACGGGTTGGTAATTTTGAATATCCTCATAGCTGTGTTAGCATGTATGTCCTTATCGTTATTGTATACATTGAGCATCTCAGTATCTTGGCTATTGTGGGCCAAACATCTAAGTTCGATCTGTGAGAGATCCCCAGACACAAACGAATACCCATCACTCGCTACGAATCCTTCCCGTATCTTTCTCCCATTATCACTACGGACAGGTATGGCCAATAGGTTAGGCTTAGAGACTGCGAACCGCCCACTATGGGGTATACGGGTCATTGAGAAGTCAGCATGGATACGTCCATCATCCCGTATGTGTTTCTGCAACTGTTTGAGGAACGACGTCTGCAATGTCGCTGTCTCCTTATACTCACTAATGATCTGTATGACTGGGTGCTCTTCCTTAATCAGCGCCATCACTTTCTTTGACGTAGACAGTGACCCAGTACTGGTACGCTTTATCCGTTTCCCCTTACCCAATTTCAGCTTCTTATAAAACAGTTCCTCTAACTGTTTCGATGATCGTGGGTTAAACGTCATACCCTTATTCGCCCCGCTCTTCATTGGTACGGTGAATCCATACTTGGCAGCTATCTTCTGTATCTTCAGCAACCGCACATAATTCTGTGCCCCCAGTTCCTCATCCATATCTGCTAAGTGTTTGCGATCCACCCCAATCCCGCGTCTCATCATCTCCACAACCATAGGCTGGATATCCATATCCAATCTCAACACCTGCCTCATCCCACGATAACACATGGGCTTCATCACATTGTGGATCTGTAATGTGGCATTTGGGTCACTGGCAGCATACTGCTCACGATCTGCTACTGCCACCTCAGACAAATCACGGCACCCCTGTTTCAACACAACGTCTTCATACGTCCTCATCTCCAACCCCAGTAACCTATATGACAACTCCTTCAACGACAGTGGCAGGTACTGGATCATGAACGCCTCATTCATTGTGTCGACCCAACGATAGGGGTAGATGGATAGTTGCTCAAGGACTGGGAGGTCGAACATTGCGTTATGTAACAGCGTAGTTACCCATGGTTGTGAGACATGGCGGGCTATTTTGATTAACGGTAATGGGTCATTATCCACGTAGGCCAGTGCTGCCTCCCCCACATGTGACGATACTCCTACGATATACGGATTGTTGGTAATGGAGAGTGTCTCAGTATCCAGTGCCACGATTGGTGAATCAACCTGTGATTCAACACCCGTAATCCGGGTGGCTATAGGCACTATCTGGGTCACTCCCCGCCGACCATTAAGCACTTCATTCACACACTTCATTGCATCCACACAGTACTGTAACTTAGAGGAGTCACGGAAGGATGCGGCTGGGTGATAGCTCGGTACGACGATTATGGATGTGTCCTTGTAATAGTGGGGGATAGCATTGACTGTCTCCATATCGTGAGCAATGGTTGATGGCAGGAGAGCGTGGGTAGCTACGGCCCCAAGTGCCAGTATCACCTTTGGCTTTACTATAGCTATCTCACTGGCCAACGTACTGCGGGCTGCGATCCACTCTCCACGTGTCAGTCTGCTTTCAGGTACTTCCATCGGCCAGTGAAATGTGTTCGTTACGTACACATCCCGGCGACTCAGGTAGGCGAATCTATATAGGAGATTAAATATTTCGTCGCCGGACGGACCACAAAATGGTGTTTTCATTCGTGTTTCTTGTTCTCCGGGGGCTTCTCCTACTATCATCAGGTTACATGGTGACGGGCCACTGCTCGGTACCCAAACTTGATCAACACCCTTTGTTGGCATAATTCACTCTCTCAATAACCGTCATTTACGCTATTTAATAACCCAATGTGGGTAATGAACCACCCCTAATTACTAAAGTGCACCAGAGGGGCCATTCCGGTCACTACGTGGGGCAGTTATTGACTTATCCTTGCCCCTATTTCTCCCCGGAATTAAAATATTAGCTATCCCCGACCGCGATAACCCGAAACGCTGGACACAATCGGGTATCGATACACCTTCTGCGTGTACCTTTCTGATTTTAGCTTTCATTGCCTCAGATACTTCCTTCCCCTGTGACATAGATAGTTTCCTCCCTTCTATAATCTCTTCAATCCATCCTATCATATCGTGGCTGTCTGATGTATAGTGTGTCATTGCCATACTGAGCGCCAACACTGTCAGCTTTCGTCTACTCCTGACTACACTTTCCCTAACGGACACTCGTTTACCAGAATAGTATGCGTCGGTTGCTGCACATTGCCCATCCTTACGACAATCATAATCCCGGGGGCTCTGATAACCAAATGACACGTCCACCATTCCCTTACGCTCATCCAGATATTGTATCCTTACAGTTACTCGTCCAATAAATCCAACCCTACCCCCCAGTTTGAATGACATAAAATCTACCCTATTCGCCATATCCATCACTCCTTACCTCCTTTCTACTATCCGGCATGTGGATAGCAGACTCTAATATCATGTTGAATGACTCATCACTTAATAAGGTACGAGCCACGGTCATGAACCTATCAGCCACCGTACCCCCACCCTCCTTACGTAATTGCTTGGCACGTTGCTGCATCTTCATAATCAGCCTGCGCTTTATCTTCAACACAGACGTGGCCCGACGTATCCAGTCAACATCAGGTTCTATTCCTTCGAGTAACTGCCGTGACTTGGCCATCTCCAGCTGCCCATCAATCCGCCCTACGTCTTCCTCTTCCGTGTCCAACGTAGTCTGTAGCGTCTCATAATCCATCCCCCACACATCCCGTATAGTTAAAAACTTACCACTCATTCCTCACCCCCACCGTTAAAGGTCAATCGGCGCCCGTCGCTCTGTCTCGTTCCAGGGATTCTCCATCTTAACTTCTGTCAACCCAGTTCGCGGACACCACTTCGGTATTGCCATATCGTCAGATAGTTTCGAGTGAAACTTCTTCGCATGATAGCAATAGCCACAGGCTTGTACACTACAGTCGGCACAGTTCTCGATAACAATTATGTATTTAGGTTCCATTCATTTCTCCTCATTGTTGTGTAGTATTTTCATTACATCCCGTGCTGTCTGCTTCCCAATGCCCGGTATGGACAGCCAATCTTTCTCCGTTGCCTCAAACAATTCCCGCAGACAAGTGAACCTCTTCGCCACATCAATGCTACGTTTGCTATCTACATGGGGAAGCTGGGCCGAAACATACCTGACTATACTGCTCACGCCATCTAAGTTAGTCGCACTCCTCATTACATTCGGTGCGAGCACACATGGCCCATCCACAGTATCTCGAAATTGCTTAGTGTGTATTGCCATGTGGCTTTTGTGACGTTCAATACGCTGCCACCAGCCGTACAACATATCAATCGTCCGTGCTGTGTCGCGGGCATCCCGGGTCATTCTGAATGGGACACCCAAATATGTCTCAATCGTCGTTAAGTATGAGTACACACCCGCCACTGACCATCTCTTATTCCCTTTGTATAGTGACCGAAATGTCCTCCCACCATCACTACTTATTAACAACTCCCCTGTCTGCCTATCTCCCCGCCACACACCTTCCACAATTACATACGACCTATCATAGTTAGCCAACATGCCGGGCAATTGGTGGGCGCTCAACCTGCCTGATCCGATAGAGTTGATCAGGTCACGTATGCGCTTACGTTCAATCCCAATAGACAGGCTCGTTTCATTATTGCTTCCGGCAAATGACACGTCGCCAAACTCCAACTCAGTCACTATGGCTTTTGTCTTTAGGAGAGGGGCCAACTCACACGACCCAACCCTCCTGTCTACAAAAATCATACCTCACTCTCCGTTATGAGCTTATTATATGCCAGTGCTGCATAGTGTGCAATCTTCAACAAGTCTCTCATCTCATCCTCACATCCCCTCTGATTGCTCCCAAATCGTGCAACGTATTTTGCTATCTGTTTCTTGCAATCACCAGACGTCCATGGCGTAACCTGATCATTTGGGAAGTCTCCATATTGTGGAACGGTATAGTGTTCAATGTGACTGAGAACTGTCATGGCAAAGTCCATCCACTCAGTCCCGCGTACTGACCGCATATTCTTCCCTCCCATTATTTGACTTCAACAAACGTAATCACATACTGGGGATTGTATGTCGATTCACTATACCCCATGGGTACACTCCCCGTCCCCATACCATTGCCGATAGGTGCACTCACCGCACCTCCCAGACTAAGTCCGCCAGACGTAACTGCCCCCTTCTCAATAACAAAATACCGCACACGATTGCCAGCTATTGAGTTACTGATTATCTTGGGTATCAGATCCTCAACCCTCACTCTCCACCCCGGCATACCATCTACCACACGCAGCACTTTCACAATTACATCACTGGTTGCCAGCTTAACCGCACCAGATATATTGGGGATCTTGCTTGTATAATTATCCAGTTTCCCATTCTGATATATGGGCGCTACGTAGGGCTCGACTTCTGGTGCCGTAAGTATCCGGGTACGAATCTCGCCAGCCGGGAACGACTGCTGCTGATTCATTTCTTGATTCAACCCTACATCGACGCCAACGATTGCCACTTGTGCCTGACCCTGTGCCTGTCCCTGTATCTGCCCCTGCACGTTAGTGTTCTTGTCATACCCATAACACTCAGGCCCGTAACAGACACCAAATGCCTCACCACCCACGGCCACCAACATCACAACTACCATAACTGCTAATAATTTCTTCATACGTATTCCTCCTACTCGCTTAGATTGAACTTCCTCTTACCCTTCACTACCACGCCGACTGGCTCTTTCTCATTACGCTTATCCTCGAATATCGTTGTATATTCCCTATTCTTGATTGGTGCTGTATTATCTGTGTAGGCAATCTTATATCCCATCACAGATTTCTTATTGTACTTGAGATAATCACTATACTCCTTGCATTCATGACGCATCCCTGTTGGCTCGAGCAACACAAACCGCCCATCTTTGTATTTGGCCCACATCAAGCCTCTACCCCCGCAATACTTACACCGCCCAGCCGATGTTTCAACAATGGGATTGGGATCAACTGGCGGTGTCGCTCGTGGATCCAATGGTTCATTCATACACATGTAAATACGGACAACATAAGCCGCTAAGCTGTCATCCACATCGCATGTGACGTTGTAGTATATGTCAGTAGGAATCAGAGCGAACGTATTACTGACCATATCTTTCAAATCATCAAACACTCCACCAGACAATGACAAATAATCAAGTTTCCCAACAACCCGACTATCAATGCTAAACCCTCTAGTATACACCTTCTCCGCACGTTTTATCGTATCAAGGTTATACGGATGCGCCTCGAATCCCATATCATAACCCAATATCTGAAATGCATCACGAGTCAATTTAACTATACCCTGTGCTCCAATCATTGGTTATTGCCAATCCTTCTCCGTCGATGACGGATATACTCTCATACCCAATCCGACCCACGTGTTATCCGGCTCCTCGATATATGTCCCGGCCAGTGTCTCGTTCTGCGTACAGTTGTCAACCGTTATGGCAAACCCCTGTGTCCCCGCATCTTCATCACGCATGGCCAAATCTCTCCAACACAGTACGTTAACCTGCACCTTATACCGTATGTCACCAACGCCACTCAATATCCGTGTCCCCGTCCGCGCACTATCCTTGCCACTACGTATATATTCATCCTTCAACCGATGGGTGATACATAAGTTCTTGTCTGTGGGGTGGATCTTCTTAACCAGATCGTGGAACTGTACGTTCACCTTACCGTAGAAGTGAGGAGGTACTTGTTCCAACTTCCCCAATATGGCCAACCGCATAAGCTCATACAGATCAGTGCCAGTATCAATCAGTATAGACCGCACTGAGCTACTATTCACCGCATCCATATACAGTGTCTTGAACCGTGCCCACACTTCTACAATTGCATCGTTACTCGCTGCATCTTTGAACTCTAACGGCTCATTGGGAACGAGTATCTTCTTGTACTTCTGCACTTTATTCACAATCTCTGCCGTGTTGTTATCAAAGGCAAAGACTGCAATGGGTGCTGGCATGGAGAGCCCGAACTGTGTCTTACCATCCTTATCCTCGCCACGTGCACTTACGATGAGTCGTGGACGGAGAACCAATTCTTTCACTTCCCCCCAACCATTCGCATAATTGACCTTCGGTGCTTGTTGTTTGGTTACTGCCATGTGTTACCTCCTTAACGTAGACCCTAGCGACCCTATACCACTAGGTGCCACTGGCCTGTTTTCCATTACGTCTCTCCCTATTTCTGCACGGGGCATACTTGTACCATCAGCACCGCCGATCTTTTCATTATCTTCATACCACTTTTTTTCAAATCCGGCAGGGTCGTTGATATAATCAACAATAAACGATATCAGCTGCTGTACTTCTGTGAACACGAATGTCTTACACCCACATTTCACATAGTATACTTTCGTTCCTTTGATTGTTTCTCCGAACTGTACTATCTCTAAATCTCTCATCAGTCATCTCCTTCATTTCATAATCTTGTCGAGAGTGGAGAGGTTCATAACTCCTCCCCACTTCTCTTCGAGTCACTACCCTATCATTGGAGGTGATTGGTAGTGATTACCTATTACTCCTCCGGGTATACTGTGTCATCATCCGGGTTGTAGCTAAACTTCCCCGCTCCATGGCTCCCCAGCCATGCCGACTCAGGATCACCAACCAGTGCCAGTATGTCGTTACGTTTCTTCGGCACACGTACCAATTTGTAAATCTCAGACAGGATCTCGTCCTTCGCCACACCACCACCAGCCACATCCAAGATACCCACAATCAGTGTCTCAGCTTCGGCATCCAAATCACTTCCGGCTGCCGCTGCTGCTGGTGCTGCCGCCTTCCCCGCTGCTGGTTTCGCTGCCACTCCCTTACCCGCTACTGCCCCACCAGCCTTCTTCGCTTTGTCCCACGGGTACTTCATAATCACATCGATGATAGGCACGCCAGTCGGTTCATACGGCTTACCCGTCTTCGGGTTGATCTTCGCATTACTCGCCAGCCCTTCCCGGTTCACTACCTTCCGTATCATATGGCACTCCAGCCCATCGAACGCACCTGCCGACTGTGCCTTATCCTGTGGAAACATATACTCAATAGCTTTCTGTTTCAGATTGTCCGGGATGGCATCTCCCAGACTTTCCATAAGGATAGCGAAATTGCAGCTCTTCTTCAACGCACCGCCTATCAAATACGGCCCACTCTGTGCTTCCTTCTTCCCATCCAGACTGGCGCTAAAGTCCGCCCCCACACTCCATGCCTGCGGTTCCATTGCATTGCCATCACTCAAATCAATCAGGTCGACTACGAACGCCGCTACTGCTTTCGCCTTCCCCTTATAATCCCAATCACTGACAAAACGCGGGTTTACCCACCGGACATCCACGTTGGTCCAAAGTCCCGACCCCTCTACGAATGTTGACGGATCAAACGATACTGAATTACCCATATTAACTACCTCCTATTGGTTATTTAGTTACTTATTGGCGTAAACGTTACTGCTGGCTTCTGAGACGGTGCTTTCTTTACCGTCTGTGTTGCCTTCTGTGCCCCCTGTGGCGCACTTTTCTTCGCGAGGGGTAGTTGTGCCGAGTTATCCTTTCTCAACGCCACCATAACCCCATCATCATCACACCACACGGCAAAGTCCTTAACCTTATCCCCTGCCTTAGTCCTTCCCAACCTTCTCTCTTGTTGCCGGACAGCATTCACGATCCGTTTACGGAGTGACGCAAGTGTTGCCTCCGGACCGTCATCTTCTGTAAGCTGCACAAGGAATCCCTGCCCTTCCTGTAAAGTGTCAATGGGGTACTTACACCCTATCCCACGATCTGTTCTTTCAGGAATCTTAATCTTCTTCTGTATTTGTCCGATTACCATACTCATTCCTCCTTACTCTTTAGTATTTTACTCCACTCCATACTCACACCCTACTGCCTCCTACCAGTAGTGAATTTTTATTTCGTAAAAATAATTATACATTATGTCGCAATTAAATACAAGTAAATAATTTTATGTAACTATTTAGTTAGTAATTGATAACTAATTAGTCATCAATTAACGATCACTAACTACCCCGTGTTAGTGTTACCATTTAAACCCTATCCCAATCCCATTATTACTCCCAACATAATACACATCCTGACCAATCATTGCCCCTTGAAAAAAATACCTATACGGATTAGGGATAGCAAGCGACACAAGTGTCTTGACCGCAAAGTACATTGGAAAGTAACTGTTAACCTGCCCGTCGCTTGGGTGCTTACCAAGGAGTTTGTTCTTCTCATAATAATCCAACGGATTAGCTGCAATGTATCGTGTCTGCGACCAATCCAGTGTAGTTAATATCAGATCTGCCCCGGCCAATATGGTGTTTTCCTTAGTCCACTTCCACGACACCCCACCAGCACACCCCATTACCATCGACACGACAGCTATCACACACATGACTTTAGTTGCTCTCATTCACATTCTCCTTTACGGTTTTCATCAACCGTACTCTATAGAATCTGTGTCCCAGCCAACTAATAAACTCATCAATCATTCTCTTATCCAACTCAGATAGTTTCATCTTCCCCTCTTTCAAATACTTCAACGTATACACTACCTGACCCAGTGGCAGCGGCTTATACTTCGATACCCGTAATGGCTTAGTCACTTTCTGACCCAGATACTTACACACTCCATAGTTCTTGCCTTCAATTGTAATGACGCACGCCGTATCACTCACCACTCTCACCCTTCTGTAACACTTCCCCCGCTTACACACCCACTTATACTTTCTCGTATAGATAGTCACGTATGATCCTCCTATAAATAGAGTCTGTTACGCCGCTTGCCCTTCTCAATCTCCCTCTAATCCTTCCTTAAACTCATCCTTCAACATTGTTTGAATCACTCTCACCGCTTCCGCAAACTCAGGCTTAACAATATAGCCAGTGCTGAGACACATTGGGCAATCAATTTCTGATACGCCCCATCTAATAGCGTTTTCACTTATTTTCCCTGCACCACTGCACAGTGTACACTCATCAAAAAACATTTCCTTGTAATTATCCACGATGTACTGAGCAAGATTGGTGATGGAAAGCTGAGCGTTAAGAACCTCTGCTTTTTTGTATCGATATGTTAAAAAGTCTACTTTGTAGTTCACTATCCAATCACAATACTTCTCCCATTGTTCCGGCAATTCCTTTGTGAACCAGTCTCGGACTTCTTTTGTGGCCTCACCGTCTAAAGAAGGAGACCAATTCACATAAGAATCTAACCTGTATTGCCACGGATTATCCTTGTCTGGTACATAAAACCAATTACGCAAGGAATGACCCCCACAAATAGGACAAACTACCTTACCCCACGTTGGTTTATGCCAACACTTCCCCATCATTGCCCCAAAAAATCTGTTGATAAATTCTTGTGTCATGGTTGCACCTCCTCTACCCCTTCCTCACTCTCAACCTCAACCGGAACCGTAGCATTAAGGAACCAAGCCTGTCGTTCCTGCATTTCAACAAACGACATCAAGGCAAACTTGATGGTATCCTGCATACTTGTCCCACGCATCCGCGCCAGTTGTTCCAATCTCTTCTTCATGTCTGCCGGGAACGTTCGGCAAATAATAATCTCTTCATCGTGCCCTTCATGATACCGCAGCCTTCGTTCTATAGTTTCCAAGTTCTTAATCCTGCTACACCCACAGGACGCCACCATACCATTCACCAAATTACATCCCCGGACTGTCTTGTAATTCCCACATTGGCAAAGGCATAACCACATCGCATATGACTGCCTATCATTCCCCGCTTGACTAATAACTGTCAGTTTCCCAAACACCTTCCCTTTCAAGTCTCTCAGTTTCATTTACTCATACCTCCTTGTCATTCAATAATACCCCATACTACAGCATACACACTTTCAGCTAAAATTACTAACTAAACTAACCCAAATCTCAATAGTTACTCCTCATTTCCCCATCAAAAAACATCACGATGCATCAGGAAAACATCACTATTGACAATTCAATACTTCCACTAATAATTCCACCAACTTACGCTCAAAATTTCATCTTCCCAGTCTTCCGATTGCCATATATGGGAGATACACCCTATTTCGTACACATACGATTTAGTTATAAAGTGATAACTAACTACTCCCTTAGTTAGTGTATACTTTATATGATGTCTTATAAGATAAAAATTTCAATAATTGTCACCTCCCATAACTCCTTGATTACAAACCGTTTATTATATTTTCACGAATGATGCATCCGTGATGCATCGAGATGCAAAATGATGCAAAATCCCAGCTCCCGATTTAGTTAGTATTTGCCACCAATATCCGCTAACTATGGGGGAAATTTGCTGCCTAAAAAGTATCCCTAATATTTTCATTTACCAATCTGTATGTGTCACTATTACTATCATACTCAACCTCGCCCATAGTACACAAATTACCTATCGCATTTATCAATGTCTTAATTCCAAACCTATAGCCATTCGTCGCACGCTGTATCTCCCCACGAGTCATGTCGCGTTCGAGAAGTACTTTGCGTATCTTAGCTTCCATACTTGCATACTGATTGTCAACCGCTACTGGCTCGTATCGTTGCCGTATCTTAATTTGCCACCCACAAATAGCCACCACCTTCTTCACAATATCAATATCAATAATCGTCTTCATCTCATTCGCTGCCAACAATGGCATGAGACGAAGAGCGTATGTGTCGATACGAACGGAGTGCTTCGTCTCTTTCATAGTCAAGTACCATCTATCATAGTACTCATACGCATCCTCCGTTATGTCGTACACCATCCCTTCTCCACCCACCATCCCCAATATAGCCTCGAGCTCCCCCCACAACCTCTCCTTATCTACCGGATCAATCGCCTTTGGCAATGAATGCTCACGCACACTACGTATTGGCACTATAAACATTCTGTTATTGAATCCAATATTGGTAAACGATGCCGTCCAGCAATCATCATACGTCTCTTCAGTACTCGCACTCAGCATTGTGAGATAGGCATTATCCAACTTCATCTTACTCTTCTTCAACGGTGACTCATAACTATTGTCTTCAAACAATATATTCACCATCTGAAGTAATACGCTACTCTCAATCTTACACTTGTTCACAAACTGCTGAAACTCATCATAAAACAAGAGTAATCTCCGATCCCACTTCACCGCATTAATCTCATTAAACAACCCTTCTGCACTCCCCGCTCCCTTGCAGACTCTAAATGCCCTTACACGATCTTTAAAGAAGTCGATGGTAAACTTTGCGGCTGAGCTCTTCTTCCCCTTCCCACTCTCCCCAATAAACAACACATACAATCTCGGGTCAGTCTTCAATTCAGTATTCATCCTCACATTACCCGCTAACACACTACCCAAACAAGTGAGAGCCGATATATAAAATGCCACTACGCTTGGCTCCAACCTATCCGCATATGTCTGTGCAAAGTTCCGTGCAAACCCATCAATGACCCATACGGGGAATGGAATGGGTGACTTATCTTCGCCAACTTTCCTCTTCTTCACTGCTTTGGGCAGTATTTCACTCTTCAACACATACTTAATAATTGCATTCGGCACAATTGAGACAGATTCTCTTGTCAATTTCCGTTCCTGCGTATCCATCAGACACCCGTTCTATGCCACAGAATTGCGTGCTGTTGCATTTGTTTCTTTAACTGGAGTAACTGTAAGGGTACGGGTCTGAAAGATGCTCAGACCGGGGATATTTCGCAACCCATCCTTAATTGCATTGGCCACTTTTACATTGTCGACAGTCAGATATTCATCCGGCACCTGCGCCATATCAGCTACCACATACGTCCATGGGCGTTTAAATATAACTTCTCCATTCTCCGTAACTATACTCTCATGCCCCTTATAGTTCTCCAACACTGCATCACGCAACTCCTTATCCTTGACCTTTATGGCCTTCGCAGCATCCAAGTATGGCTTACTTGCCAAGTCGTACTTAATCTTCAGTGTTCGTGTCGCCTCTTCTTTCTCATCTTCAAATTTCTTCAGCATCCGGGCGATAGCAAATAACATATCTGCCGCTTGCCCCAACCATCCCAATTCCTTACTCTTTGCCTTAATTACGGTAGTTATTTCATGTACTATTCCATTATGTTCCATAACTCACACCTCCATGTGATCGTGTTATGTCGCCAGCGCCCAATACCCATTTATCACATCCAGCGCCTCATTCTGATAATCTCGCCACGCATACTCCTTCACCACTACCCTGTCTAATTCAGTACTGTTTACTGTCCGCCCATCGACTGTCGTCCATCGTGGCCCCGGCATGTGAGCAATCACTGTCCGCTCCGGCTTCCAATACTGAGGCAACCTACATCTCTCTATCGTATCCATGGCAATGGCCCGATATGCATACAGCTGCACTCCCATTCCCGGATTGAGTGACGATGAGCTCTTAATATCAACTATCGTCCCGCTGGGGTCATTCTTAAATACCCCCAATCTGTCAATCGTCCCACCCACCCTTAACGTAGTATGTACTGCTGTCTTCTCAATCCATATCCACTCAGCTATTCGTTCTTCACTCCACACCTTCCACGCCAGCCAATACGGGAGCAGCCACGGCCATTGGGAGATGAGTGCTTTCACCTTATCTTTCTCCCCCTTGTCATGCATCTCTGTTACTTTATGTATCAACGTTCCGTCACCGCTTGTCTCCTTCATAATCCTGTCCGCTTCATCCTCCCCAACTCTGGCCCTCCACTGATCGAGCCATGCCTTCGGCATCTGCGTACTCATCGCATGTGTGATTCTCACATACCGTTTACCATTGGCTATATAAAAATTATTATCCGGACTCAATACCGGATCTTTGCTACTCATCATCGTCATCCGGCTCTGAGAAATACCTGCGTGCCTTAGCCCTCACATTCCCTTTCCCCTTGGCGAATCTGGTCTTTTTCGGCATAGTATGCGCCGCTGGAATATCCTTAATAATTGTATCAATACTCACACCCAGCGCCTTACTCATCTTCACCAACACAGGCAACGATGGACAACACATCCCCCGGTATATACGACTAATGTAACTCCGATCCACCCCGACCTTTAATGCCAAATCCGCATAACTCTTAATACCCTGCCCCTTTCTCTTACTCATCGATGGGGGCACTTTGGGTGCACCACGTCTCTCCTGTATCATCTCACTTACCTCCTAATAGTTATTCGCGCATTCCCAAAGTATATCACAATCTGTTGACAAATACGAATCACTCCAAATCGACTACCAATCATCACACACCACATCCACGCCACATAAATCACCCCTCACCTCATCCCGATCACAATATATATCTCTCTGTATTTCCCTTAACTTTTCTACCATCTTCGCCATTGCCATCTCTTCAATATGCTGCACCTGTTGATACGTGACCCCCAACATTCGCGCAATCTCGATTTGAGTGTGACATCTATCACATCTCAACACACAGTTGCCAATATCAAAGCACCGTATCCAATGGCGGCAGGTCTGAATGGGGCAGTAGAAATCTACTTTGTAGCAACTATATGGCGGCAAGCGTAGGCCAGCCATTCTCAACAACCTGATTGGGGGATGCCGTAAAAATTATATAACCTTATATATAAATCTTGAACATGGGATGATCGCCGGGGGTATGGGATTACAATCCATTCACCTCTGGTGTTTCTAAACTCCAACCCCCCTCTATTTCTTCTCAGCGTTGTCATAGTTCACCCTCCTTCATTCGTTTCTGCATCTCATATCTGTCAATATCTTCCTGTGCATATTCCTTCTTCAACTTCTCCCTTACGACTGGCGTCTCCTTCGCATACCCATTCTCATCCACAAACCACCCATGTCCATGACCAAACAGATCCACCGTTCTCTGTATCATTTCACGGGCCACTGCCGACAACTGTTTATTATTATCTCTCAACCCCTCCCTCAACCTTCTATTATATTCTGCCATCCGTTCACTCAACCCTGCCCACAGTGACTTTCCACACGTCACACACCCCACCCTCAGTGTCGTATTCGCCGTCCCGCAATACGTACACACGATCTGCTTATCCTTCCTACTATTACCAATAATCAACCCACCCCCGCTACTCATTCTGTAATGCGCCGTCTCTGGCGAACGCGGATCACATTTGTGATATACAATCTGACACTTCTTATCCCCTGTAATTACTTTCAACTCAACACCAACACTCACCTTATTATCCCCATCCAATCTCGCCAACACTACCCGTCTCCCTAACATCAGCCACTCACACATATCCTCCATCACTCCCCCGCACCATTGTTGATGAACCACGACCGTGTGCCCATTATTCTCTGAGCCCCTCACAACTACTGCACAATAGTCAGGCATATCTACTCCCTCCTTAACAAATATCGGGCTCCGGTTCTCCGTGCCCAAAACATACTGAACAATCCCTCCACTACATATTTGAACTGTACCTCCATATGATCTCCCGGCAACCTGTTAATACTTCCAGTGGCCAACTTCCACGCATTGATCGCCCTTGTCTCCAATCCCATCGTATCTTCACACTCGACCATACTGCTGCAAAAGTCACACGCGGCCCAATCACGGGGTTCACCATGAATCACCCCCCGTTCTGTGAAGAATGGTTCGTTCGTGTGCATAAGCGGATATCCCCATAACACGGCATCCGTTCCACAAAAGTCACACCGTAATTGGTTATCCATAACTCATTCTCCTTCACGAAGATTGAACTTGCGTCGTGGACGATCCACCACCATCCCATCCATGGCAGTCTTGATTCTCTCAAACTCATTCCTTACCACGGTCCTCATCCCCATATTATCTCTCAACACCTGACTATCGTCAACTCCGCCAATAATATATCGTGCCTTCTCCACCAACGCTGCAAGTTCTGCGTCATTCGTTACGTTACGGTTGGCAAAAGTTTCGAGAAATTCCTGTATGTTTGGCACGAACGTATCACGAAACACCTTTGGCTTCCCATCACTCCCGATCTGTAACTTATCCACGGCATGAGTTATCAGTTCCTTAAACCCTTCACGCAACGCACTTGTGATACACAGTGCGCTCTCTTCCCACATATTTGACATGCGTTCAATAGCTGCTTCCCGTATCCCATCAGGCAACCCTTCCGGCACAACAAAACTCACCCACTGATAATCCCAGTAGAACGCCCCCCGTAATTCGTCTGCTGTCGGGTAATCGTTGGCATTAAACAACCCATCTGGCTCCAATATCCCTTTTGCCTCACTGATCCGTGTCGGATATGCAGCTACCAAACTATCCACCACGGCATCCAACAGCACACGCTGATTGTTCAAATACTCATCCACCGTCTCGACCATACCGATCTTAAACAAGAAGCACCCATCACGAAAGAAGCTGGGCACACTACGGTTGACGACCCATTGTTTGACTTCGGCCATAAAGTTCCTCACTCTATCGTACTCATTGCTCACGATGAGTTGTTTGGTTAACTTCAATCTCTTCTGTGACTCATCTCCCAACACACCTCCTCCCTTCTTTGCAATCAATGTAGGCAGACTGGCCTTCCGTGAGTTCCCCCACATATGATTCCCAAATATAATCGCCACAGTGTCATCATCAATCCTCCACTTCATTGCTTTACCCTTCATGTTATCCTCCTTGTCACGTTATATTGAAAGATCGTGAAAAGCGTTATACCCAAACGCTTTACAGTGAATAATCCGACCTACCTTGTTCGCTTTCTTGACTGCGTTCGTGTGCCCCCGATCTCCACAACCGTACCCGCATCTTTCATAAAGATATGCAGACAACATCCCACACCTTTCTGCAATACCTTCTAACCGGGCACACATTTCGTCACGTTCAAATGAGGTCATTTTGTCAGCTTGCAGTTCCCATTCGACAGGCGCAATCTGTATCAATCGTTCCCATTTTGTTATCGCTTTTGATTTCATCGTCATTCATCTCCTTGTCACGTTTGGTCATTGTTAATGGCTGTGTGTCATTCCATTCTCATGTGTATGAACCAGATTTCCCTTCTCCACCCTATCCACCTCTCCCCCCATTCTCGCGGCTATGTCACCGAGTAACATTTCTGCATTTCCGTGGTTCGGGAGGCTTATCTCATCAGTGGAAATTTTAACTGTACCATCCTTCAATATTGTAACTGTCATTTTATCAGCCATGTGTCCTCCTATCACGCTTTAACTATTTCGTATTCCCATTTGCCAATACGTTCTGCCTCCCACCCATACTCCTCACACGTCTCCAATACGGTCTGTTCTGCATATCCCATCACCACTTGCTCCTCTGTGAGTGTCCGGCCCGTAAGACTCCCCGTTCTCATATTCAAACTTCCCCACGTTCCCTGTAACAAATCTCCATACTGAGTTACCCGATGCCCTAATCTTTCTAACATCCTTTTCATTACCCCGATGTCCATACCCGACGTGTCCAACGAAATACTATAAATGCTATCACACGGCATCATTCACCTCCAACCATTTATGACTCAATGTCTTTCAAATTCATCTGCCGTTTCTTCTTCGGCAAATACTCAACCTCATCCTTCACATATACCCCAGACTTAGCCGCACTTGTGAACTTCCCACTCGCCTGTGTCCTCAACTGATCAATCTGATCCTTCGCGCTCACCGTCACAGGTACTATGTATCGGGATGCCTCAACCAGACTCGTACCTGTGCGACTTGCCAGCTTACAACACTGCTTAATCTCTGCCCCCGTCCACCCCACATCCTCCGGGTGCTCCCCACTTACCCCATACTTCTTCTCATATATCTTCCATATCCCCTGCCGCGCACGATCCGTGGGGCTGTCAAAGAAGAACGTACCCAATGTAAACCGTCGGCGCAACTCAGTTGGCAACACAGCTATGTTGTTGCAGGTAGCTATCACGAGCACCTTTCCCTGCCCCACCGCGTCAATAATGCGTAATCCCTGTCGTGTCTGCTGCCCACTCTCCCCCACAAATTTACTCTTCATGGCCCCAAAGTCATATCCCACACCCACACATCCATAATGCTTCGCTGCCGCTTTCACTACTGCTGACTTCCCACTACCGGGCACGCCTATGCAAATAATGCCATCTACTTCCTTGTCCTGCATCCATGTCAACCATGCCGAATGCTGATCCTGTGTTGTCCCACTGGTGTCTGTGTTGGCGGCGCTGAACGCCTTATCAATCTCATCCACAAGGGTCACGACTCTATACTTGTCCTGAAACTTCTTCAAGAAGTTAATAATATTGTCACAGCCATCAAGTTCCTCGAACGACTCATTCGTGTCCAAGATACTCAATCCGGGTGTTTGTGCAATTACTTTACACTTCGTATCCCACAATGACTCCCGGTCAATATCCACCGTCTTGTCATCTTTCAGATACACACATGTACTGAGTGTTTGTTCACTGCTAAATGCGCTTAGCCCAATGAGGGTATCTGATATGCGATCAGCATCAACGACGTTAGTAATTTCTGCCGCCTCACATATCTCCTTCACAATTACCCCAACCTCTTCCACTGTTGGCAACGGATCGTTAACAATCATCACATCTTGTCTCAGTTCTGCCGGAAGTGTAATCCCCGGACACAACATCGCCAACGTCGATCGTGATTGTTTGAACTTCTCCCTCAAATTACACACCCCCTGTGTCACTGACGGATTATCCATAAACCGATGACCGTTGAGCATAATGACAATCGTATTATCTGTGTCATATATGGCCTTCAGCATTTCACTCGGATTCCCCGTGGCTATTGCGGGCTTCTTCCCTCCATTCACCGTATCCGCTACCGTCATCCCTTCTTTATTCACTCCAATCAACCCTCGTGCCAAATCCCACTGACACACTGGCGTCTTCCCATTGGCAATAGCCAATATCTTAGCTACCGTGTTAGGCTGATCCTCAGTCTCAATGGCTATGAGAGGAACTCCAGCCCCTCTCATCCTCCTAATACGCTCTTCAAATTTCATTCTCCACCTTCCTCTCTATATTCATCCAATGTCTCATCAATCATAGCCATAAACTCTTCATCAGGTTCGATAATCGAATATGGCTCCATTGCCATACGTACATCTTTCAGAACATCATCTACCCCACCTTCATCACGTTCTTTCAGGTTGTCATGGTCGATTAAATATATACTTGCTGATTCTGTTGCTACTATGTTGGTCACTACTCCACCGGATACTTCAATCAATAGTTTCATTTGTCACTCTCCTTAATTGAATCTCTTGAACCGCTTCAAAAACTCTTCCATCGTCGGCAAGTTGTCCAGTTGATACGTCTGCATATGCTTGATTGGATAATACCTCTCATCAATATTGTTTGGTGAACACAACATACTTGCAAACCTCTGTCCCTTTGGCACTCTCCGTTTATTAAACCCTTTGTAGACTTCAAACGTCCCTTTATCCAAATCAACCACATACCCCCACTCACAGAACAGAGAGTCCCTAACAAAATCAGTACTGTCCTGTACCCACACTTCCTCTCCATCCTCAGCCTGTATTATATTCTGCAATATTTCTCCCCCTATATCGCGTGACATATAGGGATACTTCTTATTGTACTTATCACTTTGCTCCATATTACACCACCCATCCTTACTGCCGATGGATTCCATGAACTTACCAATCTCCTTCTGCTTCTCATCATCCACAAGCCGCACTTGCTTGAGTTTCTTCTTGAACTTCTCCATATCAGCAACATGAAGAAATCCCAGTATTGTCTGGCCCTGTCCACTCGGATACCCATCCCATTGCCCATATTGTGCCACTACATACTTCCCTTCACTCATTACCATCGTTATATGTCTCGTACCCATAATCTCATCCTCCTTATTTATGAAACCTAACCACTCCCCCCGGATACACAGTAATCCCTACGCTGCGTATGTGACACGGCATCGCTACCGTACACTTCTCCGTTTCCCTCACCACCTGTGCCCTCAACTCCCTACTTACCTCTCCTCTTGCCTCTCTCCATACTCTACTTTCTGCCATCCTATCAACCAACGTAGTAGCAATGAGTAACAGGAACATGACTACAAATACCGTCTCATACCACCTCATCATTTCACCCCATACCTCATACACACTTCGTCGAGTACTTTGACCTTATCCACCCAACTAAGCCCCCCTCCTACCTTCTCTATCTCATCCCACACCTGCAACATATCCATCACCGGCCTGTGAATAATCTCCGTCACCACAGATATGACTCTGGTTACTTCCCGGTTACTATTATCCATCTCACAACCTCCACAACAACGACCACCCATGCCACAATACCCACACTGAATATCAATCCATACATACATCCTCTAACCATATTGTGTAGTTCGTGGCATGGGGTGTTGTTCAAAATTTCCTCCAAAGTTAATTTTAACGAAGTGTTGCGTCATTGTCAACACTTATTTTCTAAAAATTTCCCGCAACGGGCTGGTCAATCCACCCTCCCTCTCGCGCTCCAATCTCCCAGTGATGTGTTCTTCACTGCCATGTGTACGATATTCCCCAACTTCACCATTTTGTGATCTGCCCGGCCTCCGAATAGTGATTTATGTCGTACCGTACCTTTACATAAAATATCGCCAATAGGAGACATCCATAGCCGGGTTACTATATGGGCATTACTTCCATCTACATGTGGCAACTCTGCTGATTTTTTGTAGTCTTTTTCCCATGGAGGTTGTCGGGTAGTTGGTATAAAAAACCATTCTCCTTGCCTGATAACATTCTGGCCATTGCCAATAGCATTTTTAACCTGTTGCGGCATTAATGACTCATATGCTTCCGCAACAGTCGTTACAGGATGTGGCAACTGTGACACAAAGTAACTCCCCTCATCCATACCACAGATGAAATACTTCTCATCCTGCTTGAGAACTATGGCACCGATACGATGATACCCTTTGTTGTAAATTTCACCGTCTCGGTGTTTCCATTCGTAATACGTTGCACCGACAGGTACCAGTGATCTGAAGTTATCGAAGTCAGGCTGACTGGGAAGAACTTGTCGGTAATCATCCTTAGTAAAGTCCACTAACTCACACGTTCGATAATCAATCCCTGCCGCCCGTATCGCTGTAAATGACACCCGTGGTGACTCACGGAATGCACTGAATGTCAGTGACTGATGCTGGCTGGTTGTTGGACTATATTTATCTCCATTTAACAAATACCATCCATCACGTTTCACTGCCAGTGGAAAATGCTCTCCATAACTGTACAGTATGCCGTTTCGTGCAAATACATTATGCCCCGTATATTCCTTGCCTTTTGCAAACGCATTGACAACTTCCCTATGTGACTTACTCATAACTATTTACCTCTCTCCTTTATTCGTTATGCTGCTATCAACTCACTACACCTTTCAAAGTGTGCCAGCCTGACATTCTCTCTCAACTGCTCGGCAAACTCCTTATCCATTGCCTCTTGCTTCTCCGTTGCCATCCAATCCGCCGCGCTTTTCGCTTCTTCGACACAATACTCATATCCAAAGAATCCCCAGCATGACTCCTCATCTACATATCCCTGCTCATCCTCTACCACATATCCGTATACTTGCCCGGATATGTACTGATCATACTCAGTTACTTCACTTCTCAGACATGCTTCTGCCTTCTCCCTCACCTTCTTAGTGAATCTCCCCTTACCCCAGTTACTCACCGCGTCTTCCTTAGTCATATATATCCACCCTACCTGCCCGCTATCCCATTCAGCGTGTTGTGCGTGGCCCACCCAACTCCCCACTCTCATTGATATCCCACTGTGATCATACAGATACAGTGGCAGGATTATGGCTGCACGCTCTTCTTTAATCAGGTACTCACTCATTTCCTTCCATCCCTCGAAGTCATCGTGTTTGAGGTCGTGCTTGTCCCCCAGATCATACCTCCTGTGGAAGCACACCATATGCCCCAAATGGTCATAATCGGCACGCGGATCTTGTGCATCCATATCCGGGTATATCTTTATCTCCAACCCTTTGTATTCAATCGTTTCAATGCAATAATCCATATTTCACTCTCCTATTCTTTGTACTCCACACTCTCCATGTCCGTGATTACTTCCCAATCTCCCAGCCCCTCATCCACTGAGAATCCGTTATTCAACCACAATCCCCCCGCCACCACATCAGGACAATGCACCCTGTCATAGTGAATGAACTTACTGAACAAGTACAGATCAATCGTCTTTCCCGCCCGTGGAAACCCATTCATCTGTGCCACATTCTCCCAGTTAGGCACGACTGCCGCATACAAGGCAATGCAAATATCTGCCTGTGACTTCCCTTCTTCAAATATCCTGTCGATCTGTTCTTTGGTCAATGTCATAACTCACACCTCCTGTGTGATATGTGCCCAGTGTCCACTGGCAATATTGTGATTCTGTACACCCTCCACGTCTCTGTGTTGGACGATTCTATGATCCATCCACAATATCCGTGCTATGACTTCCCCACGTCCGGGATTGTCCCGCCAATACGTCTTTGCATAACGGGACACCATGTATATGAACTGCTCATATGTCTGCATCCGTGTGCCAGCAACTATGAACATGACATCATCAAGACTAACTTTCTCTGCCAGTATATCTGCGATGCAGTAGCTCACACTCAGCCCTATCAGGTTCGGTTTATCCATTGTCCATTACCTCCTTATTTATCGTTTGAGAGGGCCGGAATTGCCCCTCTGGTTCACTTTCCGCCGCAAGCTAAGGTAAGTATCCCGTAACTCTATCAAAATACTGTGATGCGTTAATAAATAACTTGATCATTACGCCCCCAAAACACACCGCCACTCCTACCGCTATAGCCAATACAATCTTTATCATGGCACTCATAATGACCCACCCAGTGGCACTTCAACGTGACTCGCTACTATCATATAGTCCTCCTTGACTCTCTATTGATTGTTGCTATATCAACGATCCGTGACATCATAGCCCATTGCGGGCACTTACCCGTCCGGTTCCTATGCCCCATACACTTATCCCAATAGGGACATTGTGGGTGGCACTTATCCCGATTATCCACAACCCTTGACTTACATTTCAGTATGCTCATCCCACCCTCCAGCTATTCACTAATAGTTAGTAGTGAATCACTACTATGTAGATCGCACCAACTTCACACCTCTCATTATTCCCTTGCCATCATCCACTCTATGTGCTATATTTACCCTATAACCATGCCCAATTTCACCCCATCCGCTCTCGCCCCATCTACCCTTTCTCCGGCCTCCAAATCTCCCGCGATGGTTGCTTACCGTCGCCGACGCCTCATCGACTCGATGCTTCGGGGAAATAATATGCAACGAGCTGGGGAGGAAGCTGGCTACAGTCCGCAGTCGGCAGCCACACAAGCCTCTATGACCTTGAGCCGTCCTGATGTCCAGCAGACGTTCCGTCAAATTCTCTCGGCAGAGGGCGCCAGTGACCAGTTTCTGGCTCGTAAGACTTTCTCTCTCCTCAATGCCCAAGAGACGAAGTTCTTTCAGAAGGATGGTGTTATCATCACCCGTGAGAAGGTTGATGCCCTTGAGACACAGCGCAAGACACTCGATACAGTGCTCAAGGTGGCTGGCCACCTCAAGGAGCGTAGCGAACTGGACGTGAGAGTCGGCATCATGGCTGTCGTCGCCGATGCGCTTAATGCCGACTCTGAGTAATTCTGCCATGTTAGATACGCCCCTCTAAGACTTTACAGCACTGATGGAACAGTGACCCGTCAACATTCACCGTCATTTCATGGCGGAATTTGCAAGTCAATCCGGGGACTCTGGACTCAAAATCACAGTAGACTCTCACTCTCCCACTCTTAACCTTCCTAATCACTGGGGTATCTATCTCCACTCCTCTCTGTGCTGTCCATGCGTCTATCGCTTCATACTGCCCGCTTGTGAGTCTCTGAATCATCCGTGTGCTTGCCATAACTGGCCTCCTGTGTGATTTGTGTGGGTGGACTTGGAACCACCCATGTGCATTACACAGGGTGCTGTGTGAGCCACCCTGTGTCCTCTGCATGGTTCTATGCGGGGATGTAGGCATTGAGGCCGACTTTGACAGCCTTGCCAGCGATCATGATGGCAGTCTGGACATTGCCACGTGTGGACGCCACGACGAGAGTCTTGCCCGATGAAGATGGAGCCGGGGATTCCAGAGGGATGCGGACTACGAGTGTGTTGCCTTCCTGTGTTACGCTGAATGTGTCTGTTTTAGCCATGATATATCTCCTTGGGGGTTACCCATTCGGCACGGTGGCCGTGAGCGTTTTGCGCTCTGCGAAAGTACATTGCGAAAAGCATGCCACGACGTTTACGGTTAGCTAAGTGCTTGAAATCATTCGATTCGACGTTTTTGTCGAGCCTAAAAGTCATGCAGAATTTGCACTTTTGCGCTGCACTTGTGCAAAATTTGCACTCCGCCATGATTCCGAGTACTTAGCCGTATTACATGAGGACGGGCCGTGAAACTAATTCATGGCTAACCGTGAAATACTCATGATTCCCATGAGTTACAAGCCGAATGAAGTTCACATAATACCCATTATCAGGAGTTTCCACGATCTATGACAGGAGACAAGAAGAGTCTCTATGCTACAGAGAATGTGTGTGCCAGTGTGTGTGTAGAGGCAGGCCGGGGTAGGGGGGTGCGTGGGCCATCGACCGTCCCGCCGTGGGGGATATGACCCCCACCGCTATAATTATTAATTTTAAATTCCAAGTCAGTAACAACTAAATGGCAAGTGTTAGATAGTTAGTCTGCCCCCATTAGTGAATAATATGTAGAGACTTTCCCCCATTAGTGAATAACTATTAGTGAATAATATTTAGCTTATATATTGAATTATTGAACAATGAAATATTGAATTAATTAGTCACGTTTCCCTTAATAGTTACTAACTCTTAGTGAATAACTGGTAAGTGAGTAATGACCAAACTACCCTCTTCTCCGCGAAAAATCTTGTTGTATGCCAGTATGTCTGTTATACTGAGACATGAGCGATAAGAAGTTGAGGGTGGCCGATCCTAATGTAGACAAGCCTGACCCGCACACAGACCCCGCGAAGAAGGTAGTGAATATCGGCGGTATGACTCGGCTCAACCTTCCGCCGGAAACTGTGCTGGATGGGGCTGTGGGGCGGCTAAGTGACGTTGTAATCATTGGTTGGGGGAAGGACGAGGGTGACTTTTACTTTGCCAGTTCTATGACGGATGGCAGCAGCGTATTGTGGTTGCTGGAGAAGGCTAAGCAGTCGCTGCTTGCTCAATAACACTGGGGGACTATGGCCAATAATCAATTGATAGATGATGACATATCCCCGGCAGAAGCGGCCATTGAGTGCAAAAAGGTAATTAAGTCCTTCATATATTTCCTCAACACGTATGTATATATTGAAGATAAAGATGCGAAGCGGGCCATAAAGCTGAAGCTATGGCCCAGTCAGAGTGAAATAATATCCACAATTACAGACTCGAATCTCTTAACTATACTCAAGGCCAGACAATTAGGATTGACGTGGTTGGTGGCTGCATATGTACTGTGGCGATCCATGATCCACCAGTTGCATCTTTCCATAATAATATCGGTAACTGAGGTGCTAAGTATTGAGTTTCTGGATCGGGTTTATTTCATCCTTGACCGTCTCCCGGTATGGATCTATCCGCCAATCAAGACACGGACACAACAGGTGTGTGAGTTTGCCCATGCAAGAGGGCTCGTGAGCACGATTAAGAGCCTCCCGACAACTGAGATGGGTGCTCAGTCCAAGACCCCTAACATATTGATATTAGACGAAACATGTAAGAACAGGATGATACAATCTATCTTTAACTCATCCTACCCCGGTGTCGAACAGGCAAAAGGGCAGGTTATTGTTATATCGAATAGCATTAAGGAGGGCGCTGGATGGGCGTGGACGAGAGACTTATATATCTCAAGTATGCGTGGATTGAATAAGTTTAAGCGTATATTCCTGTCGTGGACAGCACACCCGGGGCGACCGGAGACATTCAAGTCTGATATGATAATGGCTGGTATGGATAGTAGGGATGTGGAAGAGCACTATCCAGATACTGAAGAGGATGCAATTACTGACAGGAATGTAATAGGTGTGTATTACTCGAAACAGATGGCTGAGGCGCGTAAAGCTGGACGTATTACAAACGTACCATGGAGTCCGGGGTTTGAGGTGTATACGTTCTGGGATTTGGGTGTGGATGATTCGACATCTATATGGTTTATGCAACAAATAGGGCTACAATTTAGGTTTATTGATTACTATGAGAATGTGGGTATGAGTATGGTACATTATGCTAAAGTATTGAAGGAGAAGCCGTACTTGTATGGTGATCATTATATGCCCCACGATGCTAAGAAACGTAGTATTATAGGGGATACGGAGATTGCGTTGAGTACGCAAGAACACGCAGAGAACTTAGGTATATCTCCAATACTGCGGGTGGCGAAGGCTAAGGATACACAAGCAATACTCAATGCTATCGAAGATGGGCGGAACATACTTCACCAGTGTGTATTTGATGAGGTGAGTTGTGCACACGGAATTAAATGTTTAGAGTCGTATCGATCAGAATGGGATGAGGATAAACAAATACTGAGCCGTAAGCCATTAGACAACTGGGCAACTCATGGTGCTGATAGTTTCAGAACGTTTTCCCAAGGCTACAAACCCAAAGCACTATCTGATCCGATACATGAGCGGCGCAGACGGACTAACTATTCTCATGGATTTGGCTATATGGGAAATTAGGCGCAGTGGCTGGGAGTAGTGTATACTGAATGTATGAACACTGTGAGGAGATAAGATATGCCATTATCTGAAGCACGTAAAGAAACAATACTCAAGGAAGCTCGTGAACGTCTCAAGTGGGCCATTACCAACGACGAAGACAACCGACGGGCGGCATTCGAGGATCTTGAGTTTATGGCAGTGGAAGGTAAGCAGTGGCCCGATGACATCCGCAACGAACGTGAGTCGAATGGGCGTCCATGTATAACCACGAATAAAATGCCGACGTTTGTTGACCAAGTAGTAGGCGATCAGCGGCAGAATCGCCCATCACTCCATGCAATTCCTGTGGATGATAAAGGGGACAAGCATACAGCAAAGGTGCTGGATGGGTGGATTAAGAATGTATTCCATATATCTGTAGCAGACGCAATCATAGATCATGCGTTTGAACACTCTGTGGCGTGTGGTTATGGGGCGTGGAGAGTCACTACCAAATACAATAGCGATGATTCGTTCGAGCAAGACGCACTCATAGAGAAGATCAGCAACGCACTGTCTGTCTATTGGGGGCCGCACGAGAAGTATGACTGTTCGGACTCACCGTATTGTTTCATTGTGTCTGATATGCCACGAGAGGAGTTCAAGACACTGTATAAGGAAGAGGGGATGCCGTTCAATCTGACTGACTCCAATTACATTGAGGGCTGGTGTACGGATAAGACAATACGGATAGCCGAGTACTTTACAAAGGAGCCTATTAAGAAGCATATCTATTTGCTCAATGATGGCCGTGTGGTGGAAGAGTTGAGTGATGAAGATAGGTTGATGGTGAAGAAGGATCGTGTCGTTACTGGGTATAAGATTATGTGGTACTTGATAACTGGGAACGATATTAAAGAGGAGCGTGAGTGGGCAGGGAAGAAGTACATACCTGTTGTCCCCGTGTGGGGTAAAGAGATTAATGTCGGTGGACGGAGAACGGTGCGTGGGCTCATTAGGAATGCCAAAGACCCCCAACGGATGTACAATTATTGGCAAAGTACAGACACTGAAGTAGTGGCCCTATCCCCCAAGTCTCCCTACATTCTCACCCCTAAGCAAATACAGGGGCATGAAGCACAGTGGACTGAAGCCAATCGTAAGAACTTCCCATATATGTTAATCAACCCTGATCCACAAGCCCCCGGTTGGCCACAACGACAGGCACCACAAAAGGCGTCGTCCGCTATGGTGGAGAAGATACAGATGGCGGATCAGGAAATACGAGATACTATGGGGTTGCAGAAAGCGTCATTAGGGATGCAGAGCAATGAACGGTCTGGCAAAGCTATCATGGAGCGTAAGAAAGAGGGCGATGTGGGGACGTTTGCATTCATAGATAACCTTGTCCGTTCTATAGAGCATACTGGACGGATATTACTTGACGTAGCACCCCGGATATTGGATACTGAGCGCGTAATACGGCTCGGGTTGGATAATGGAGAGTTCAAAGTAGACGCCATCAACGTACCGAATGGCGAAGGTACTGTGATTAATGACATCACAGTGGCCAAATATGACGTAATATGCAAGGTTGGGCCATCATTTACCACTCAACGTAGTGAGGCGCGACAGAGTATGTCGGAGTTTATTCAGTACTTTCCGGCGGCAGCCCCCCTCATCGGTGACATATTCGCCGATAGTATGGACTGGCCCCGAGCGGAAGAGGTTGCAGAGCGTCTTAAATTCATCTTACCACCCCCTATTCAAGCGAAACTCGCTCAGAAGGAGGCGGAAGATCGTGGTGATGGCACACCTCCTCCATCTTCACAGGAACCCCAACCGCCTCCTTCACCCCAAGAGCAGATGGCACAGCTTGAATTGCAGATGAAACAGGGTGAGGTGGCGTTACAGGTGGCGAAATTGGAGCAGGAGAAGGTGAAGTTGGAGCAGGAGAAGGTCAAACTTGAAGGGTTGGCACTTACGAACAAGTTAGCAGCGGAGGCGGCAGAAGGTACGGATGATGAGACGAAGACATTCATCAATGCAGTGCCGGGAAGGTGATAGGTGCCCGCAAAAAGCGCATCTCAAGCACGGTTCATGGGTATGGTTCATGCATATAAGCGTGGGAAGTTGAAGAATGCGTCACCAAAAGTGAAGGAGGCGGCGAAAACTATGACAGATAAGAGTGCTAAGGAGTTTGCAGAGACGAAACGTACAGGGCTTCCTGAGAAAAAGAGCCACAATACGTTAGCCGACCTACGAAATGGCAGTGGCGGGGCATTTCTGGCCCTTGTACGGTCCCGAATGGGGCATAAGCGGGGTAAGAAATAATGCCAGCCGAATGCCCAGATTGCCAAAAGCTCTACACCATCCTTCATAGTCAGGAACGGCAGCTAATTGATGACAAAAATAGGATGATAGAGGCCGGAGAACTGATTGACGATATGGCGAAGCAAATAAAGGAGTTGCAGTTAGAGAATAATAGGTTGAATGGGATGTTCCTAACGATGAGAGACATTAGTAAGCGAATACAAACGCATTAGGAGGAAGGGTTATGACAATACAGTCACAAGCAGCGATTGATGAAGCGGCAGCACCCAAAGTATTTAATAAAGTAGACGACCCCAACGTACCATCTGTAACGTCAGTGGGGGTATATGAGGAAAAGGCGGATGATTTACCAGAGGGAGAGGTGAGTGGGAAGGAAGTAGAGGGGGAAGGGAAGGTAGAAGGTGGAGGAGAGGCAAAGCCCAGTGAACCACTGCCTGTAAAGGCTGAAGAGAAGGCCAAAAGTGAGGAAGTGTTGGCGGCTGAGAAGGCCGACGCTGACAAGAAAGCCAAGGAGAAGGCAGACGCAGACGCGGCATTGGCCGATAAGCAGAAGCTGGATAAGAAGAAAGCCGACGATGATAGACGGTTTGCAGCAATTACTAAGGCGAGACGAACGGCTGAGCATAGTTTGGAATTAGCCAATGCGAAGATTAAGGAATTGCAGGACAAGTTATCCATTACTGAGAAAAATATACCCATACCCAATAAACCCAAGTTGGAAGACTTCGACGATGAGTCTGACTTCCATGTGGCGCTTGCGGAATGGGTTGTTGATAAAAAGCAGCACGAGTTACAGGCAAAAGAAGTAGAGAAAGAGGTTGTTACGGCAGAACAACAGGCATTTACCGAAATAGATGAGGAGTTAGACATTGCCATGAATCGCGGTCGAGAGAAATATGATGACTTCAACGACAAAGTTCTTGGTGACCCCAATCTCTACATCACACCTGCCATGGTAGAGTCTGCGTTACTGTCTGACATAGCGGAGGACATATTTTACTATTTGGGCACGCATGGAGAAGAAGCCGCTAAGATTGCTGGGATGCATCCACTCCGGGTAGCAAGAGAGATAACGAGTATTGAGAAGGAGATATTGAAGAATGCACCACCACTTAGTGTTGCGAGCGACGGTACGGAGGCTGGCAAGGATGTGAATAAGGAAGCCACATCGTCTCCCAATCCTCCCATTACCGATCGTAAAGTATCCGGTGCCCCGGAACCGATCACCCCTCTACGATCTGAAGGGATTGTTGATAAAGATCCCAGCAAGATGACAGCGCGGGAATACCGTGCGTGGAGGGAACGCCAACGATGAAAAATTTAAGGAGAACAAACTATGACCACATTACTTAATCCAACAGTTATTGCGAAAGAAGCATTGATGCAGCTTACGAATAGTATGGGAATGGCTCGCCATGTCCATACCGCGTATAAGAATGAGTTTGTCAAGATCGGCTCATCTGTTACGATCAGGAAACCGAACAAGTTTCGGGCAACCAAGAGTGCTACTCTGTCTGAGACAACCATTGCCGAGTCGTCAACCAGCATCACCGTGAGCACACAGGCACATGTTGCGTGGAAGTTCACGAGTGCTGAGTTAACACAGACGATTGAAGAGTATAGCAAACGGTATATCCAGCCTGCGGCACTGGCACTGGCCAACCAAGTTGATGTTGATTTGTGCGGCCTTTACGTGAACGTCTACAATTATGTCGGTACGCCCGGAACGACCCCCGCCACATTTAAGGTGTTGGGGGATGCACAGCAAGTCCTTGATGATGAGGCAGTTCCGACCGATACAAGAGTAGCTATGTTGAATCCGGCAGCAAACTGGGCATTGGCAGACGGGCTCAAAGGAACGTTTGCACAGAACATGGCGAAGGACATAATTACCCGTGGGTACTTGGGCACTATTGCCAATCTGAGTCTGTATATGGATCAGAACATTGTCCGTCACACGACCGGGGCATTTACGTCTGGCAGTACTCCGGTTATGGATGGAACGACAGCCAGTGGCGCAACCTCAATCGTAACGACTGGTTGGGGCGGATCAGGGACGGTGAAGGCTGGTGACGTGTTTACTATCGCGGCTGTATATGCTGTCAACCCTATGTCGGGTGCAAGCACCGGAGTGCTGAGACGGTTCGTCGTAACTGCGGACAATACAGATACTGCGGCAGCCATGACCATCGCCATCTCTCCCTCTATTGTTTCAAGTGGAGCATACCAGACAGTCGATGCAGTGCCTGTGACTGGTGCGGCATTGACCTTTATCGGTACTGAGAGCACGTTGTATACACAGAACCTCATCTATCACCCCAATGCATTTGCTCTCGTCACTACACCTCTTGAAATGCCATCTGGTGTATGGGGAGCAAGAGAGACTGACCCGGAAGCCGGGCTGAGTATCAGAGTTGTGAAGGACTACGATATCGACAATGATAAAGAAGTCATCAGGCTCGATATCTTATACGGGGTCAAAACCCTATATCCAGAGTTAGCCGTACGACTCATGGGTGCGTAGAATTAAGTTGTAGTCAATCCACTCCGGGTAACTGCATCACCGGAGTGGAAATTTAAAGAAAGAGGTAACTAATTATGTATGAAGGTAGACTATTTGAAACGAACAATGAGTATCTGGCGTTTCTTACCAGATTCGGTTCTCCTGTCGGTATAGGGGCTGGGAATGTGTACTATGTCATAAAGCCGACAGAAGTGTTTTATCCCAAGTTTGTAGACTCCCATAATTTCAAATACAGTGATGGGAGTGATAGTATTCACACTACTATTCAGTCGGCGCTTAATGCGTGTGTGGAATGTCGGGATGACTATGTGCTTGTGCAGACATCGAATAGTGACTGGGATTTGACCAGTGTGTTAACGTTGAGTAAGAAGAGCGTTCACCTTATTTGTCGGTCAGGGCTCGGGTATTCGAGAGGCGCCACAAACGCATGTCGCTTACACCAGAATACAGCGGCAACTGCTATCTTTGCAATTTCAGACGCGAATATTGAGATTGCCGGATTCTATCTGAAGCCATACTCGGATGTGGCACATGTAACAATTGCGGCTGGATCATATGCTCTTAACATCCACAATAACTTCTTTACCCTTAACTGGGGAAGCAACGATGCCGAAGCTGCTATTATATGTAGCGGAGATGGTGGAGCGTGGGGACAGGTGGCATATAAGAATTTCTTCGAGTCTATGAGTGGCGATGATAGAACCGTCGCTGCCATTATAACTATCGGTTCGAGCGCAACAGGTGCCCGGTGTGACGAGAATGATTTCTTCCTTGGAGACGGACAGATTGCTACAGTCGGTATTAGCAATGCTGCAACAAAAGGTACTGTGAATCATAATAACTTTATGGTTGCAGGTAGCGATGGTGGGTTTACTCACTGTATTGCTATTGGGTCATATGGTGCGGCAATCGGTAATAGAGGATGCGTCGGTGATGGAGCTATAATCACTGGCGGTGTGAATGATATTACTAACGTTGACAATATGAATGCGGTCAACGGTGGTGCTATTGATGATTTAGACTAACGGTAGTGGGAGGGGGAGAAATCCCCCTTTCCTTATTTAAGAGGTAATTATGGAAAGAAAAACATTCATATCTTGTGACTATTGTAAGGGAACGGGGCAGGTAATTGCAGAAATCCCCGAAATCCCAGCACAGGGTGAGTTACCAGCCGTACCAGCGCATGATGGGTACTTTGAGTGCCCGGAATGTGGTGGTGAAAAGGTTATGATCCAGTCATTTTACAAAGGGGCAACGGATAATGCTGGCCTTTTAGATAAAATTAATGACGTGATGGATAAATGTAATGACATCAAAGAGAAGGTTGATGAGATTAATGAAAAGGTAGACAAGTTACTGGGGTGATTAGATGGCCGCTAATATATTGCTTGGAAGTGGAGTAGAATATAAAAAGGAGGAACGAGTTATGAAAGAGCCAGAGCCACGAGTACCAACATGGATGTACCACAAGGAGAATGCACCACAAGGAATTATTGTCAGAACGGAGCTTGAGTTGGACAAATGTATAGCCGATGGTTGGGTGAAAACCCCCGCACTGTTTGACGTAGTGGTGGAACCAGTACCTGCGCCAGTAACCGAAACTCCTGACGCTATTGTCAAGTCTGCAATGCCGGAAGTTGTTGATGTACCAATAGTCGAACCAGAAGTAGTTGCCGATATCCCCGAACCAGAACCGATTGCGGAAGTTGCAGAACCAGAACCGGAACCAGAACCTGCCCCGGTTGAAGAAAGCAAGCGTGCACTCCGTGATGTATTCTTTCCATGCCCCGTATGTAATCGTGAATTTGGCAGCAACCAAGCTATGCTGGCTCACAAGAAGTTCCACACTAAGCCGGGGACGGTTAAGGCAGTCAAACATACCAAGAAGAGGTAATGAATTATGGTAGTGAGGACATTGCTCGAAGCAGCACTGAAGAAGATAGGAGTACTGGCGCCACGGGAGACTGCCAACGATGATGAGTTGTCAGACTGTCTCGCTGTATTGCAGAGTATGTTGCGGTCGTGGGCGGCACGGCGTATGGTGGTGTTTGCATCGACCGAGGACACGGTGACGCTGGCATCGGGCACTGCTGGGTATACGTGGGGGACGGGTGGTAATGTAACGACACTGCGCCCCAATCAGTTGCTGCGAGCCTTTATCCGAATCTCCAACTATGACTATCCGGTTGACATAATCTCAGAACTTGCCTATCACGACATCTCGAACAAGACGAGTCAGGGCCGACCGGATAGGTTATGGTACAAGCCATCATATCCACTTGCTTATGTATACCTATATCCTACCCCGGATGCAGTGTATTCACTATATGTGGAGAGTCTCAAGCCATTCACACAGACCAGTTCATTCAACGCAATTACAGACACGTTGTCCTTCCCTCCCGAGTATGAGGAGCCCATGCTATACGGACTTGTGGAACGTATCGCCCCCGAGTATGGTAAGACACTGCCACCGGAAGTTATCGGTGTGGCAAATATCAGCTACAACACGTTGATTAACTTAAATGCTTCCAATCAAGTTGAGCCTGTGTCCATACTACTTCCTGTCCGCAGTCATGGGAAGTATAACATTAACGAAGGATAAGAGATGAAGGTACCGTGGGTTGGTGGATCGTATGCCGGAAGGTCGTTGAACAACAATGCTCAAAGGAGTGTTAATTTCTTTGAAGGAATGGATAGTAATGACGCGAAAGACGCCATATCACTCTATGGCACACCGGGGTTGGATGTATTTTCAGCAGTAGTGGCAGAATCATCGTATACGGCAATGAGACAGTTGCATGTTATGCGCGATGTGTTATATGTCGTAGTTGGGAACAAGGTATATTCTGTAACGACAGCTGGAATAACTACATTACTTGGCACGATTACTACACAGTCTGGTAATGTGTTTATGGCTGACAATGGCACCCAAGTAATAATCGTGGACGGTACGGCATACGGTCACTATATTGCGTCAGCAACACTTACTGATATATCAGACACTGACTTTCCATCGGCTGACTCTGTTACGTTTCAAGATGGGTACTTCATAATTACCGAGACTAATACAGGACGTATATGGAAGTCGGCACTCTATGATGCCACGTCGTGGGAGGCGCTTGATTACGCAACAGCGGAGTCCAAACCTGACTATGCGAAAAGAGTAGTGTCTACGATGAGGGAGTTGTGGATATTTGGAGAGACGACTATCGAACCATATTACAATTCCGGTAACAGTGACTTCCCATTTGAACGTATACAAGGTAGCACTCTTCCTGTCGGTGTATCGTCGGCTGCCTCTATTGTAGATATAGCGGGCGTGTTCTTTTGGCTCAGTGACAAAGGAATAGTGCTCAAGAATAGCGGATACAATGCCACTCCAATATCCACACCAGCTATCGATTACCAAATATCCACATATACGACAATCAGTAACGCTATAGGATATACGACTGCTATTGAAGGGCATGTGTTTTATGTACTGGCATTCCCTACTCACAATGTAACGTGGCTTTATGACCTTACCACAAATGTCTGGACTGAGTGGCAGAGTTATTATAACAAAGATCCGCAGACATTGTGGGGGCGGCATAGGTCGAACTGTTGTGTGCGGTTCAATAATAAAGAAATAGTAGGGGATTATGAGAATGGAAAACTCTACACACTGAATATGGCCACATATACAGATAATGGGGAGTACATTCGTCGAATACGGACAGGGCAGTGTTTGGCCAAAGACGTAACCAATGTCGTGTATCATCGGTTTATTATTGACTTTGAGGCTGGGGTAGGACGAGTGAATGGGGCATCTGGGAGCGTATCATTAGCCAATATGCGGATGTCTACAATAGCGAGTGGGGCATTCGTGGACTTTTCTCTCACTGGTGCTTTGTCGGAGTTTGTAAATTCAAAGATAGTAATATCAGACAGTGCTGGAAAAGAAGCAACGGGGTATATAAAAGCTACAGGAGCGGGGGAAACACTTGGGAGTGAACACATAACAGCATGGAGCCAATACGATGGTTCTGGGAATTATGATACTTTTACGAGTTCAGGTGCCAATATAACCTCTGCCATTGCACTTGACGCAGCCAACCACGGCTGTTTATCTACTATAGGGACGGCTATAGCTATTGGAAAGTTGTATAAACTGGTCATTACCCTGACTTTGAATAATGGGCAATCCCCATCGTTTGCTCTTTCTGATTCCGGGATGACGACTCCTATATTTGGTTATGGAGATGAGACTCTGGTAAGTGGCACAAATACAATTTACTTTACATCTATATATGACATTACAACCCCAGTTCTAAGAATGCTCAATACAGCAGCCACAAACTATTCAGCAACCTTCTCCTTGAAACAGGTAACGATACCGTCTGCCACTGGAGTAACTATTGTTTCTGCCTATGATGGAACGACGTATAGCTGGACTTCTATTGAAAGTGGATTTAGTTATGTAGACTCAAGTGGGTATACATATGCTATTGAAGATGTCCAAGGTCATGATCCACTCGCATCTCTTGAATGGAGTAATGATGGTGGACATACGTGGTCGAACGCATACACCACGGCGATTGGTGAGATAGGGGAATATGGGTGGCGGGCTGTGTGGAATAAGTTGGGTGCTGGGCGTAGCCGCATCTTCCGTGTCACAATATCCGATCCTGTCAAAGTAGCCATTCATGGTGCCTATGCCGAATTAGAGGCACTTGCGTCGTGAGTAATAAGACACTCCCCTTACGCGAGCCTATGTACGTTGGCGGCTATATGACCCGTCCATGGATACAGTTCTTTCAAGAACTTGTCGGGGAAGGCACTACGATCGAGCCAGATGACGATGATAGTTTGATACTTCCTATGGCAATGGACATTCCGGTAATTCCTGTGGAGCAGCCCATATTGGACGTCTACGTATGGGATGATATACGAATCACTCCGGGGTCGTTCGACCGCCCCGGTGTAGCTGACCCAACGATCGTGGCGTATAATGTGAATGGTGGTGGAGTGTCCACGTATTTGTATCAGTTTCAGAAAACCGCAATTGCCAGCTTCACTGTCCAGTTACCACACACATACGCTAAAGGTCAAAGTATCTACGCTCACATTCACTGGACAGCCGGGCCAAGAGGTAATGAAGAGTCTGGGAAGATGGTGGGGTGGAAGTTAGATTATTCATGGGCCAATATTGATGGTACGTTTGGCACCATGGCAACGCTCGATTTGCAAGACGCATGTGCAGCAGCCGACCACACGCATCAGATGACACCGGAAGTCGTAATTGCAGGGACGAGTAAGGCGATATCGTCTATGTTAATATGCAATGTGAAACGTACCGACACTGGCACTGACGACACGTGGAGCGGTACGTCGAGCGGCGAATTGCCAATGTTGTTGGAAATAGACTTCCATTATCCTATTGATATGATGGGGTCGAGAAGGAGATCAGTGAAATGATAACCCCTAAAGCATTAGTTGAAGGAGTCAATCTATCGGCGTCGGCAGTTGCGTATTATACGGCAGCGGCTGGAGTGCGGACGATCGTTCGCCGTGCTACGTTCTGCAACAACCACACCTCTGACGTAACCGTAACCGTTTACTTAACCAAGTCTGGCAGTGTAACTGGGTATGCAAATATGATAGCTAAGACACACAATATTGGTGCAGGAGAAACGTGGGCGTGTAGTTACTTAGAGGGCCACATCTTAGCTCCGGGATCGTTTATTACATTGCTGGCATCGGTCGCCAACGTAGTTGGGGCACGCATATCAGGATATGAAGTATCATAAGGAGTCAGTATAATGCAATCATGGTTTAATTACCCAAAATTCAGAGCAGTTATCCCAGCTACAGGATTACCCTTGAATGGGGGATTATTATACTTTTACCAGACTGGGACAGCATACGCTGTTGAGAAGACGACATACTCAGACGGAGCATTGACCACACCACACACTAATCCTGTAGTATTGGATAGTAATGGTGAGGCACTGATATATTTGAGTGGGGTTTATGATATCAAATTAACAGACAGTACTGGTGTATTGCAGTGGACGATGACAGGTGTTGAGGGTATTAATGCGTTCTCATTCTCGACATGGGAGATTGATGCTCTTACAGCGTATGGTGCGGGGACAGCATATACCAAAGCCACAATTGATGCTGCACTGGCCGATCTTGGTGCTGTAATAAAATATACACTTACTCTTCGTCCGGGGACGTGGGCGTATACAGTAGCTGCCGACTACTCGACATATAACAATATAACATTCCTCACATCACCCGGAACAGTAATCACTTCTACATCTACGATCTTGTTTCCTACTGGGAGTAAATTCTATCTATCCAACTTCGTATCACTTCAAGCAGCGGTGGCATTGCTATCTACGACGAAATGCACAATCATAGTTAATCGTGACTACGCCATGACTGCTGACGCTACCATCCCCGCGACTATGACATTGGAGTTCTGGAATGGCGCACAAATAACCACAACCGGATATACGTTGACATTTGCGGCGGGGGCATCAATAGATGCTGGGCTGTGGAGGATATTCGCAGGATCGGGGACGATTGTTGGGCCGACAGGTGAGGTACCGTTAGAGTGGAACAATGCCGGAACTTCGTTATCAATGGCAGCAACTGTCGAATCATATATATTGGATGAGGATGATATGGCAAGTGACTCCGCAACTAAAGTGCCGAGTCAACAGAGTGTCAAAGCCTATGTGACTGCATCTTCTCCCACTACGATTGCAGTGGGGACTATTATATTGTGGCCCACTGGTACAGTACCCTCTGGGTATCTCGAATGTGATGGGAGTTCACTGGACACTACCACATATGCTGATCTATACGCTGTACTTGGTGTACTGTACGGTAATGCGGATGGCACACATTTCAATCTCCCTGATCTTCGTGGCCGATTTCCCCGTTTCTGGGATCATGCGGCTGGACTCGATCCCGGGTCACGAACCGATAGGGGTGATGGGACAGCTGGAGATGTAGTTGGGACATTACAGGCGGAAGCATTTCTGGCCCACGAACACACTGGCAGTACTGCAACGCTTACTGGCGAAATCATAGTTAACACGAATGGCTCTGGTGGTTCTGACCCAGCCGATTTTCTCAGAACTGCTGCCCAAACAACCCAGACAGCGTTAACCCAAGCCGTAACACCCACGATTGCCAGTGATGGTGGGGCGGAGACACGGCCCATCAACATTAATCTTATGGCAGTGATTAAGTACTAAGGGAGGGGAGATGATAGTTTATAGCTATGATAAATTCACATACGAGCTGGTACGTAACCCGGACGGGACTGAGGGAGTTGAAGCAACTGTCAGCCCGCTTGATCCTGACACGTATCTGATTCCGGCAAATTCCACCACGATCGAGCCTCCCATATATGCGGCCAATAACGCTCGTTGCTTCATAAATGGAGCATGGGTCTATGTCGAAGATCACCGGGGACTTGTAGTATATCGTAAGGCAGACGCGACCCAAGGCGTGGTAAAGACACTTGGCCCCATCCCAGACACCCATACGTTGCTCGTACCAGGTAATTATCCTGTATGGGACGGCGCACAGTGGATCGTTGATCCTGTGCAGTGGGCTGCGGAACAGGCAAATGCCGAAGCAGTGTTGGCATATCAGGCATTTGAGGCTGCGAAGAAGGCGGCAATAATCGATACCATGCCAACGTGGAGTGCTGTGAGTGATAAGTATGATACAATGCTGACTGACCTTGAGGCAGCTACTACAATAGCCGCAATGAAAGTTATATTTGCCACGCTAATAAAAACGTCGAAGAAAGTTGCACGTGTGGTGTATTGGCTTGCACGGAATAGTGAGACGTGATGGATATTTGTTTAGTATGTTATAAGTATGGCGTACCAATAGATGACCCTTGCTGCTATCCGCTTGGATTCATGTACATATCGGGCAAGCTAAAACTGTCCGGGCACAATGTCAAAGTCCTCAACTACAATCTTCATGACTATGAGTTTGTCTCTGAAGTCATGGATCAGGACGTTGTGATGTTTACCGGGTTTGAAGAGTTTTATGATCGGATATGTGAAGATGCTGGAATGTGTAGACGTATGCACATACCAACCGTAGTGGGTGGCGCGTTAGCTACCTTTCGCCCCGAATTGATGAATACGATATGCGATACTGTGGTAATTGGTGAAGGTGATGCAGTTGTTGGGGTTGCATTACGAAAGACTGGGATTGTATTTGGGTATACGGACGTACCCAGTATTGGGTTGCCAGACTACGAAGGGTTTGGGATAGACGAATATCATAGACGACATATTGGATTACGGTATATGGGCGTTATGGCCTCACGTGGATGTCCGTATAAATGTACATTTTGCGCACACACATGTGGGTATTCGGTAAGGCCATTGGTAGATGTTATGGGGGAGATAGACTCGTATATCAGTGACTATAAATTAGATATGGTCGTGTTCTATGACAACACACTTAATGCCCGACACGGTTATTATGTAGATTTGATAGAAGCATTACGGTCGAGACACATTTCATGGTCGGCATCAATTAGACTCGACATGCTTACAGATGATATTGTGAAAGATATGAAGTTAGCTGGGTGTAAGTATTTGGTAGTGGGTGTCGAGTCATTCAACCAATCTCGTCTCGACATGATGAATAAACATATGACGGTAAAGGATATTAGGGATGGTCTTGACATATTACATAAGTACGATATTGGCTACCATGGGAATGTGTTAGTGGGATTTGAAGGCGACACATTGGATGATGTGAAGAAAGAAATAGCCAGTATCCCAAACTGTTACAACATATTTCCCACACGTGTGCGGCCATTCGTTGGCGTTAAGGAGTCATGCCGGAGTGCTATGACGAAGAAAGAGCTGACATTCATCGATGGACTGTTTAAAGACTATGTAGAATCGAAGGGCAAGTATCTCTACCCGACGTTGCCGGAGATTGCATTGTGATAACTACTCAATCCATATGCCCTGTATGTTTCAAAAGAGTGGAAGGTACATTTACCCAGAGCTACGGAAGCGTGTGGATAGATAAGGAGTGCCATAGTTGCCATACTGTCATTCACTCCATGGTAGACAGGGATGCACGGTGGTGGGCGTATTGCCGTAATCACGCGAGCCCCGAATATTACAAAGGCTACCTAATCGACATTACCAATGACTGCAATATCAAGTGTAAGTATTGCTTTCACCCCAAAGATAAGACATACCGAAATGTGGATGACGTATGTGAAGAATTACAGTCAGTCGATGTTGCCGATCCTGTGTTTCTTACAGGCGGCGAGCCAACTCTCCACCCACACATCACAGATATCCTTGACCAATTCCCCAATAGAGAGATGTGGATATTGACTAATGGGACTAAGATAGATACTGAGGATACGTTTACGGCCCTTACTTCCCACGGCCTCGTCCACGATAACAACGTAGCAATAGGGCTGTCACTTCATCCAGAGTCCAAAGGCAGTGACTATCGGGTGATGGATATCTGCCGAAAGCTGGGGTATAAACTTGGCACAGTATTATGTGTAATTGACAACTTGAATCAAATACCCGCATACTTGAACACGTTGTGGGATTATCGGGATGTGATAAAGACATTTCGTATCAAAGCTGCCACGAACCTTTGCAACGAACTCCACGCAGATAACCGTATTTATACATCGGATATGGTGAAATTCGTAGAGAGCCGTGGAGGGTGTCTGGATAATGGTAGGAATATAAAACTTAACTTTGCCCCTATGGTGTGGCGGGGGCTTAGTGTGGCAGTTATGGCATGGTATGACAAGTGGAACGTTGATGTGACGGATAGTGAATGTAAGCCACATTACAAAGCCCATGATGGGACAATTAACGATATTGTGGTAACGTGGATTGTTAATGAGGGATTGGCATGTATGAAGTAGCGCGGTGTGCAGATGCTGAAAATATACGCAAGTTCGCAATAGAGTTCACCGCTACACTTGGTGAACCATGTGATCCCGACCACTACATTGCTCAGTGGATACGGTTTATGAATAGTGGTATTGGAGTTATATGGGAATTACGTCATGACGGTGATATAGTTGGTGGCATTGGCGGTATAGTAGCACCAGATATACTCAATGGAAAGCCCACGTTGATCGAGCTATTCTGGTACGTTACCCCATCCCATAGGAGTCATGGTATACTGTTGTTTAGAGAGATGGAGCGGTATGTGAATGACAATAACTTACGGTGGGCGATGATTCATATGGAGCGGTCGATGCCGGAGAAGTTGAAACTATTCTACTCCAAGCAGGGATTCAGATTACAGGAAACCCATTGGATTAAAGGAGACTGATATGTCAGTAGTGTCTGGAATAATGGGAGCACAAGCGTCTGAATCGGCAGCCGATACACAAGCCGAAGCTGCACTGGCAGCATCCGGCAATGTATTACAAGCTACCCGAGAGTCAAATGCACTTATAGAAAAGATGTACAATCAAGGGCGGGAAGACACGGCGCCGTGGCGGGAGACGGGTAAGAATGCGCTCAGTGAGTTGTATACAAAGGTACAGGCTGGGCCGGGTGAGTTTACGGCTGATCCCGGGTATCAGTTTCGGTTAGGGGAAGGTACTAAAGCACTGGAGTCGTCGGCGGCAGCAAAGGGAAACGTGTTGGGTGGAGCGACACTCAAAGCCCTGACCCGTTACAATCAGGACTATGCCACAAACAACTACCAGAATTTCTTAGCCAATTATTATCAGAGCCTTACACCATATCAGTCACTCGCTCAGGTTGGGCAGACTACAGCTACAGGGGATGCGGCCAGCGGAAATCAAGTCGCGTCCAATATTGCTGGCAATACTATGGCTGGCACAAATACGTCGAACAACGCTCTCATGACCGCTGCCAACGCCATTGCCCAAGGTACGATGAATCAGTCCAATGCGATATCTAATTCGATAAGTTCGGGTGTGAATAATTACTTACTGTGGAAGAACCTTGCAGCGACGAATAGCGGCGCGGCAGCTGCGGGTGCAAGCAAGGCATATACCAATAATCAGTCGGCGGCTGCATTTCAAGACGCAATGTACACATAGGAGGATGACAGCATGGATATAACATTACCTGTACCTGCAAAGCCCACAGACATTAGTAATACCTTACAGACAATATATAATGTCCGTAATCAGAGAGAAGACAACGAGTTGGCGAGGCAACGATTTAGGGCTGAGCAGGAGTCAAAGAACGCCCTCCAGATACATAATGCCAATGTGGAGAAACGGCTGGCAGACAAAGATGCACGTGATAAAGGTAAGGAAGACTTAGACATGTTCGGCAAATCCGTTAACTATATTGCAGCCATCCCAGATCCAGTGAGGAAAGAGAAAGAGTATGACAACTTTGTTAGAAACATGCTGAGTAGTGGCAAAGGGTCGCCGTTGGGATTCTTGCCCGTCGATGTATTTAAGAACGCAGATGGGACATGGAACGATGACAAGTTCAACAAGTGGGCAAAGGACACCCACTATGCAGTAACTGCAACACTTGACCCCAAGGAAGGCACACGGATCAAACAGACGATTAACAATCCTAAGTTTAACCGGGATGCAACAGAGTCTGAAGACAACCCAAGATTCATAGAAGTGCATACAGTGATTAAGAATGGAAAGCAGACGCTCGACCCCGACGCTCCAGTCACTCCAGTCATTAACCCATTCACCACACAGGAAACAACCGAGAGGGGTGTGGCTGTCCGTGAACGTGCTGAAGATCGTCTGGCTGATCGTGATGAACGTAAGGCTAATGCCCCCAAATCTGGCGGGCCTACGGGCACGTGGCGTTATGACTATACGAACGGAGAAGGATATCCGGTATATACGAATACCAAGACTGGGGTGACACGAGTAGGAGATATTAAAGCCAGTCCTAAGCCAAGTGCAAAATCAAATCCTGATGATGGGCTCGATAAACTATTACCGGGTGGTACTCCGTCACCCAATCCTCCATCTGAGTCATCCTATACGGTTGGTGGTATGTACAATGGTAAGAAGATACTTGGTATCAATAGAGCCACAAAGGAACTGAATGTTGAAGGTACTGGTAGAGTAAAGTATAATTGAGGTGGCTATGGGTTGGGAAGGACAAGCACCATCTGAAGAAACAGCACCCACGACACCAGTAGTGAATGGCTGGGAAGGACAGGCACCGTCGTCTAAGTTATCCAAGGTTGCCAGCTTCGTTAAAGGCCGTGCCAGTAACGTTGCTGAGATGGGCAAGGCTGGATACGGATACGGTGAGGCGCTGGTTGGTGAAGCTACAGGGTTTGGTGCGTTTGTTGCCAGTCTCCCGGAAGCCGGATACACATATGTGTCTGGATTGATGAAGGGAAAAGGAGCGGCGGAAGCTGGGAAAGATGTTGGTAAGGTGCAGGAGAATTATGCCGAGTACTTTACTCGTAAGCCAAAGACTGGATATGGAAAGGTAATTAAAGAAGATTTCATCAACCCGTTAATGCAGCACTTAGTTGCCGAACCTGCCGAAGCAGTGGGTAAGTTTGTCATGTCCATACCCGATCCAATATACAAGGCATTACCATTCGGTGGCATCCCCAAACCATATATGGCAGGTGTGTTTGATGCTGCTGCACAAGTAGCTATTATGGGTGGTGGGCCGAAAGGACTGAAGAAAGCCATCGATGCCTCACGACCATACAAACCAGCTACGTCTGGTGTGAATAGTCTCATAGATGTTGAGGCACTGAAATATGGAAAGGATTACTTAGCACAGAAAGCCACAGAACTGAAAGCATCCCGACAAGCTGGCCGAGGAATTGATATTCCTGATAAGAACATTCCGCCCAGCACAGTAACAATGGGTGGCGTGAAAGAGACTATAAATGCTGCCGAGATACTGAAGAGAGACGAGTTGCGGGTAGGAAGTACGACAGTTACGAAACGGGACAGTGTGCCACGGAATAAGGCAATACGGTGGGAAGATGAACCAGCCACGAAGAAGCCATTTACTTATGAAGAAAGTAAATGGGAAGGTGAAGCACCACCCACAGAACCGCCCACCAGTACACCTACCATTGCAGAACCTGTGGATATGACCCCTATTCCCGAACCGTCAATTCCTAAACCCTTAACTTCCAAACGCGGACTAAACGAGCCACAACAGCCACCCATAACTCCAGAACGTATAGCTGAGCCGCCAATCGTTGAACCAACAATCCCGGAAACTCAGCAACCCATGCGGGAAGTTGTGGAGCAGCCAATAATCGCCCCGACGGAACCTCCCATATCCCCCGCAGGATCGCCAGAACGACCCGCTGTTGCACTTTCCGAACCGGGTGTGGTTAATGAGCCACCCCTACCCGCAAAAGCTGCTGGAAAGAGTGTTTCAAAGATGCCGTGGGAAATGACGAAAGAGGAATTTGACGTTGCCAACGCTACGCCTCCGGGTGAGAATTGGAACAATGCGGTAAAAGTTACTGACGCGGATGGTCGGGTGTCGTTAAAAATATCTAGTGAGCCTCACTCCACATTGTGGCCTCAAACAATTAAACAGTCATTGGATGCTGGAGTAAAACTACCTGAGTTATCGGAATATGAGAGTAAGGGTTGGGTGTGGGGGGAAGATCCTAAGACATTCGTATCTATCAAAGACGTAGATGTGGCAGGGGGTGACTTTCAGAAAGCATACACAGGGGCAAAGACAGCAACTGAGAAGCCATCCGTGACTATGACTGAGGTGCCGAAAGAAGAACCTGCCCCGTATGTAAGTCCCGAATCTACCATACTACCGGACGTAACTCCACCCGCCGTTAAACAGTCAGTCGGCCCGCGTCCGCCATTCACGCCGTTCAAAGAATGGCTGGAAAGCAAAGGTAAGTCATTGGCAAAGTTGACTGATAAGCAGTCTGACAATATGACGAAGCAATATAACACAGCACGTGCTAAGTATATGAGTGAGCCGTGGAACGCAGAACCACCATCGGTTACTGCCGAATCCACACCACGTACCATAACCGATATAATAAAGGATGCCAACGAGCTATTGGGCACTAAAGGTGCAATCGGCAATATAGGCCAGATGACTCCTCAACAGCGAGCCGCATACAATAGACTGATAGGCGATATTGAGAATGTGAAGCAACAAGCACGTGCAGCAAACATGTCCATCAAACGCTACTTGGAGCAACAAGGCATTGACCCGGACGTTGCCGAATACCTTTCACTTCATTCCAATCTCCGCCAACCGACCGTCGAACAATCCGCAGATGCGGTTAAGCAGATGTTCGATGCTACGGATAAAGCAATAACTGAGCGTCATAGACTTACGTGGGATAAGGTGAAGCGTACCTTCACTCGTGAGATTGTGGATCAGGGTGGAGAGATTAAGAGTAAATTGCTCAAGTTAGGGCCGTATGGTAAAGAAGCAAAGGTAAGGAAGAATCTGGTGGCCGGGGCATCTGGCAAGGCAGGATCGGTTATTGAGCAAGCCCATAACGATATCTACACTGGACTGAATAAGAAAGAAACAAACATACTCAATCGTGTCAATCAATCACGGCGTACCATAGATATAGAAGGATATAAGGCTAATGTTGAGCATCCGTTGGGATTGGGAGAAGAGGCACATAAACTTTACCTTGACGATTTGGAGAGATTGGAAGGTATCACTCCGGCACAGAAAGCCAAAGTAATCGATGCATCCAACAAATACAATGACGTGATGAAAACTCAATTACGTGAGTTGAAGGATGAAGGCATTATTAGCCAAGAAACCTATGACTATTTATCGACTCACTTTTACAATAAACGTGAGTTCATGCAACATCTCGACCCCACATATGAATACAATATAGGTGGTCGGCGTGGGACGATAACAGATAGTGGCATCGTGGCATTGGATGAAGGCAGTATGGGACTATTGGAAAACAACAGTGAACGATTGCTGGCTGAAGTAGTTGGGCGAACACAGGGGCGGATATTCAATAACCGTGCGAATAGAGCGTTGTACGATCTGGCTGTCGATGCACCGGGTAACGGGTTAGTGTCCACTGATCCGGGGGCGTTCGGTGCTGGTAAGGGAATACAACTAAAGACATTCGTAGACGGTACTGAGAATAAGTTCTACGTCGATCCCAAGTATGCGAAGTCATGGATTGGTAACGATCCACTGCTTAATGAAACCTTTGCCAAAGTACTCCAACACGGTCTGGGTGGCAGTCTCCTCAAAGCCACTGCTACTGGCTACAACCCAGCCTTCATCATAACCAATATCCCCCGTGACATCGGCCTCATATGGCAATCGACAGAGGCATATTCCAAACATGTCCCGATAGCTGCCGGACAAATGGTTATGGACATGGGATCGGTATTTAAAGATGTTGTTAATCGGAAAGGTCGGGTACTTGACTATGCCAATGAAGGCGGAGAGATGGCATTCCTTACAGACTATGGGAGGTTTAAGGGCCAAGGATACACTGCCGAAAAGATAAATTCAGTTACCAATTTACTTGGGTGGGCTGGCAAAACATCTGAGCTTATGACCCGTGTGATGTTGCGTGAACGCGGAATTAAAAACGGCATGGCCCCATATGAAGCAACTGAGATGGCACGTAACTATCTGGACTTCAACCAAGGCGGGCGTACCGTGAAAGCTATCGACAAGGCAATACCGTACTTCAACGCTGGTATCCAAGGTACACGGTCGTTGTTTCGAGCAGCTAAAGACAATCCTAAAGTGTTTGCATATAAGGCAGCACAGCTGGGCACAATATCAGCCGGGCTCTATTATGCAAACGCCACAGTCAATCCTGAGTGTTGGAACCAAATCCCGGATAGGGTTAAGGAATCTAACTTTATCATAACTACACCATTCTCATACTTGGATCACAAAGGGCAGAAGAGATATGTGTACTTTAAGATTGCTAAGGATCAGGGACAACGAATCATATCGACGTTATTCGAGAATGCCATGGCTGCATATCATGAAGGCAAGGTGTCAAAGAACCAAATAATGCTTGCCCTTGATGATCTTGTAAATATCGATCCTACACAAGTAGTCCCTCCTGCAATATCTGCCACTTTGGGGTATATGTTGAATAAAGATTTGTGGACGAAAGAAGACATATGGAAGGGGCCAGAGAACGTTGCGCCAGAAGTACAGTGGAATGCATATAATAGTCCGCTTGCTAAATATGCAGGTGATGTAGGCTTATCCCCAGCTAAGACAGAGTATGCGGTTGGTCGGTTCTTGTCAAGTGGCAACCCGTTTGTCGGTATGGTGGGCGGTGGGGCAAAACTGCTTACAGGCCAGCTTTCAGATGAACTTATGAGCAAGTCCACCATCCAACTAATTACCGAAAACCCAACGCTCAAACGTGCTATATCATCCACCAATCCATATGAAATGTACCGTGAACCAAACAAAGAACTGAAAGTAGCTGAAGCTACGCGGCGCTTTGTCCAATCACGTGATATCGATGATATGGTTGACAAACATCTTGACGCCCCTACGGACGAATCCAAGCAACAAATACTTGAATATATTAGGAGCCAGCCACCGGAAGACAAAGAGCGATTGGTTGATCGTGTGAAGAAAGTCCAACAGTTCCACAATATCCCTGATCGCACGTGGTGGCTTTCCCTTACAGGTATGACCCCAGAAGTGCGTGCAGAGGCGTTCTGGGGTAAGTTCAAGGACGCATCAGATGATGATAAGAGACAGATGATACAAACGGTACGATCAGTAAATGGAATCAGGTCAGATAGGTTTGTGGCACGAGTGAAACAGTTGGTGGCAGGAAGCCAAAAATAATGATATACTAACCCTATGGGAGGAGTACGATGAAGAAGATAATCAGATACGGATTAATGGTCAGCATACTATTGAGTATGTTGAGTGGGTCGCTGTTCGCTGCTGGCTCGTGTGTGCAACGTGGTGAGACAGACTACGTTGGTGTGATGGGCAATACACAGCGGGCGTATATTACGTTGCGGTGTACGGGAGATGGGACTATTGCAGCATATACGTTCAATCCTGCGTCATTCCGTGTACGTGGGTGGTATTTATATAACATTACTACGAATCCGGGCACGTCAGCGCCAACAGCCTCATATGACATAACCCTTATGGTCGGTGATGAAGATATAGCTGGAGGGTTATTGGCTAATCGTAGCGCGACGGTTAATGAGACAGTTGTCATTGCCCCAACCACGCTTGGATATCATATGATGGATGGGAGTATGGTCATTACTTTTGCAGCCGAGACTGCCAACCCATCAACAATAGATATGACACTCCGGTTTACGGTTAATTAGGAGGATGGGATGAAGAGACTATTATATACAATATCAATATTACTTATTCTTAGCGGTTCACTGTTGTGGGCCATACCTCCAAGCCCTCCAAGTTCGAGTGGTTCTGGGGATATGGCGGCAGCTACGTATGATACTGACTCGAACAATGTGGTAGATACTGCCACTGCCCTTGCTGCCGATCCAGCTGATTGTGCGGCTGGACAAGTGGCAACAGGCATTGCGGCGAGTGGAGCTTTAACCTGTACTGCTACTCCTTCTGTTACAACTCTTACAGGAGCAGTAACCGGTACGGCAAGCGGCAATATAGCCAACACCTTAGCTGATGCTGCCGGTGACTTGATTCAAGGTTCTGCCGATAACACATGGGCTAAACTAACCAAGGGTGCAGAGGGTACGTTATTACGAGCAGGAGCTACCCTCAATGCCTATTCAACCAGTACCTTTGCCGACACCTATACAAAGGGTGGCATACTGTATGCTGGCACAGCCAATACGGTTACGGCACTGGCACATCCGGGGGATGCCAATTATATCTTAACAACTAACGCAGCCGATACGCTGGCATGGGCCAACACGC